GCTTTCCCGGGTTACCGACACACCGTCTACAACGCCCTGCTCACCTCGACGGACATCGCCCTCCTCGACGCCACGGCGACGTTCCCGTTCGACCCCGGACCCCCGGCGCAGTCGTGGCCCGTGCGGTTCCAGACGGGAGGTGGCTCTGGAGTAGCCCCCGGCTCCGTGGCCCTGCTGCCCGCGAACCTGTACGCCTTCGCGCCCAAGCCGGGGCTCATCGTCACGGACACCATCGACATCGGCCCGCTCACCGGGGGGCTCGGAGCCAAGAGCTTCTTGGTGTACTGGAAGGTGTACCAGATGTCGGTGAGCGACGACGTGATGAACTACTCCACCGGGGAGAACACTTCCGCCATCAAGAACTTGGTCGAGATGGACCAGACGATGATCGAGTGCTTTCTCTCGGTCAACGACGGCGCGGGCTACACTCCCGTAACCCGTCTATCCCCCTGTGTAACGTGTGACCCCGGGACGCTGATTCGGTTGGCGTTCGTGAATCACAACCCGTTCAAGGTCTACCTCGCCGCCTATGCGGTGATGTTCTGAAAGGTGTCCCATGCCCGAGAGTTTTGGACCGGGAGTTTCGCGTACCCTCTCTGCCCTTGCGAGGCAGTTCTCGGCGGTCGTCTGGCAGGCTGACAAGCCCCCGCTCGACAGCGAGCTCAACCTCATGTCGCAGGTGGAGTGGGAGAACCTCGCCCAGATGGTGCGGGCACAGGTTCACTCGGGCTTCTATCTCGACCCGACCCGCTGCGAGGCCGACTACATCACGGACCCGCTGAACGCGAACCAGTTCATCCTCTCGCCTCCGCTGGACGTGCTCGGCAACGTCGAGGACGCCTCGCCCATGTACGCGGTGGTCAACGGCTGGGTGATCCCCGTGGCGGGCACGGACATGCCGGAAGGTGGTGGCTTCGACACCACGGCCAACCGCATCCGCCTGTACCCGCCGCCCACGTCGGACGCCCGCACGGACTTCGTGTTCCTTGAGGTGTGGCAGACGTTGGTGTCGCCCACGCCCTCTACCACCAACAAGCCCTCGTCCACGGAACTCTGGAAGTACGGCAACACGCAGTACAACGGCTTCAACGTCCCCGACCAGATGGAAGACCCGGCCATCGGGTTTGAGACCACCAAGCGCGTCCAGCTTCAGTACCGCATCCGGGTGGTGGGCAGCGGTGACACGGCGGGCGTCTCCATCGACCTCCTCAACTACCCGGACGGGCTGACGGACCCCCAAGTTCTCGGACAGGGCACGGCTGGGAGCCCCGTGGGTGGCTTCACCTTCGCCAACATGAGGGATCAGCTTGGTGACCCCTCCCTCTGGCGTGCTGGCGACGGCGATCCCGCCAATGCCCTCGGCACCGTGGACGGCTACGTCTACGCCATCCCGATCTGCGGGGTGTTCCGGCGCAACACGGGAGCGTTCACGGCGGTCACCTCGGGCGGCAACCCGAACCAGAACGGCGCGGACGAGCGCACCCCAAGCTCGCACGGGCTCGTGGACCCCCGCACGGGCGCGACGCTCCTCGCCCAAGCCACGCTTGCCAACGACCTGTCGGAGACGACCACGCAGTGGGTCACTCTCACGAACTACGCCGCCTCGGCCCTCGGTGACCCCAACCTGTTCCCGGTAGGCACCCTGCGCCGCTACCTCGTGCTGGGCTCGGGGCTCGACCAAGAGATCATCGCCATCAACCTCAACACCGCCCCCGGTGCTCACGGTGCTCACCCGAACGACATCTTCATCGACCTCGCGGGGCGCGGGCGCGGCGGCACGATGGCTCGGCAACACCCGGCAGGGACCACGGTGTCCCTCTACAACAGCCGTCCCGACAACCTGTACGCCGACCAGATCGCTCCGACCGACATCCTCGACATGAGGCGCTCGGTCAACTTCGGGGACTGGGACTACACCCGACTTCTCCAGAAGGGCATCTCGGCCCTCATCCAGAACAACCTCCGCACGGCGTTCAAGGAGTCGGGCACGGGGGGCGACACCATCGGCCCGGTGACCACGGAGGTCAGCTACTTCAGCGCGACGGCTACGCCCCCGAACCACGTCGCCCAAGTGGACGGGGCGAACGGCATCCGCACCGTGTGGAGCGACAGCGCCGCCCTCCAGAGCGACGTGACGGTCATCCTCAACGACCAAGCGGCCCTCAACACCAACACGCACATCACGACCACGACCTTCGACGCGGACATCGCCGCGCAGTGGACCGTCGGGGCGGGGTTCCAGCCCAACGGGTTCATGAACTTCGGTGGTGCGGCCAAGGGCTGGGCCAACGGCTCGGTGATCTTCGTGGACATCGGCGGGGCGAACGGTCTTCAAGGCGCTCGGGGAGGCATCCTCAACAACCAGCAGGCCGTGCGGTTCCTGTCTCCCAAGGAGACGTGGCGAGCCGGGGACAACGAGTTCTCTTCGCACCACCCTTGGGCGCTGCGCTTCATCGGTGGCGTGAGTGGCAACCTCCCCACGGGTGGCCCCACGGAGGATACGAACGCCTACCGTGCTGGGTACATGACCACGCCCAACAGCGGGTACGGGACACCCACCTACAGCAACAACCCCGGCCCGATGTTCCCGCTGGCCTCGTCGAACTTTGAGCGTCCGTTCATCGTTCTCGGCGGGGTGCTCAACCCGGCGCTGCGGCTCACGGGGCTCGTCGTCACCGGGACGCTGGTGAACAATGGTGGGGTGTTTGAGATCGACACCGGGACCATCGACTGGAACACCTTCGCGCTCCAGCTTGGCCGCGACGGGAACCTTCGGGGGTATCTCTCGGACGACTACGCGGACTTCACGGGTGCCTCGTCACGGATGTACGTCGTCGTCTACGGCGACAAGGACAACCGGGACAACAACGGGGCGTTCCAAGTGATCGGTGCGGGCACGAGTGCAGCTACGGGGGGTGCATACACACAGAACCTCGCCAGCAACTCGACCAGCGTCGTCGTCCGCCCGCTCTCGTCGGACTTCGATGATTTTGTTGTGTCCACGAACACGATCACCATCGAGTTCCGTTCGATGGTGATCAACGCCGAGGACGACAACGGTCTGACCAACCCGCCGCACGGCATCGCCGTGGTGCTCACCGACCTCCAAGGCACCAACACCACTCGGTACAGCAACACGACCCCGTGGGGGGATGTTTCCCAACCGCTGGAGGAAGACGGTTCATCCCCGGCCAAGCTCGTCCCTGTGGCTTCCAAGGCCACCCTCACGATGGACCTCCTCTGGGCTCCGAACCACGGGTCGTCTCCTCGCGTGCCCGACCGAATCACTCGCTTCGCCGTGGCCAACGCCCCTGCGGAGTTCGTGCGGACCCCGGCTTCCGTGACGGACTCGCAGTTCATCACGGACACGGGCTACCCGGACGGGACGCCCGTGTACGAGCCCACGCAGGTTCAACTCTGGAACCGACTCCCGAACCGGGGCATCGCCGCCCCGTGGACGACGGACTTCGGCGGCGAGGTGGTGGGCCTCACGGAGCAGGACCGCGAGGCAGAACTCTTCGTGGACCTCGGCAGCAAGACCGTGATCTTCCGCCCGTTCACGGCGTTGACCTCGATCATGAAGGGGTTCAACGTCCCAGACTCGGTGCCCGGACCCACGCTCGTCGGCCTTGCCAACTACCCGAACAGCAACCACAAGAACGCGCTCAACATTTTCCAGTCGGCGCTGACCGCCGCCTACGCGGTGCCCCCGGAGTTCATGCCTCGCTTCGGACGGCAGGACATCCCGTACCACACCCGCACGGGCACGACGGACCCCGTGTACCCGGGGATCAACCACCTGTTCGCGGACGGCCCGACGCCGACCGACGACGTGTTCTACATCGTCGGTGGGTTGGACAACGGCACGGCACCGGGCGTCCTGTCGGTCCTCATGGTCACCCGGCCCTCGACGCTCAACCCGAACGACTACGGCACCAACGTCAGCGTGGTGACCACCGACCATAGCGGCTACGCAGCACGGAAGGTCACCCTCACCGACGTGGTGAGTTCTGACCTCGGCACGGGGCTCAAGGGCGTGGAGCTACCTCCGTACCTCGGCATCGCCCGCGTCTATGGTGTGTACGAGTACAACGACTTCGTCACCAAGATGGCCGGAAACACCAACGTCGGAGCGTTTCTGAACTCTGACCGCATCACGCCCATCGTGAACCCCCCGGTCAACCTCCTCCGCGAGGACGCCACCAAGCAGACCCTCTTCATCCGGCAAGGTGGGGCCAACACCTTCACGAACCAGAGCGACTCGCACACATACATCGTCCCCGACACGGCCTTCGACATCACGCGCATCCCCACCTACGTCGCGGGCAACACCTTCGACGACTTCGACTACGTCGTCGAGTGCGTGGTCTTCGGGTTTGGCGAGGGCTTCATCAACAAGAACAACTGGGTGCTCGCTCGGGCGCACGCCGGGAACGGGTCCACGGTCACGACGACCACCAACAGGGAGCTCTCGGGTGGGGTCAAGATGATCCTCCCGTTCGCCCCGCCCTCGGGCTCGACGCCCTACGAGGTGTACGGGCGCACGGTGTACCAAGGCAACCCGTACCAGACGACCGCATCGGGGCCGCTGCAACCCGGCGACTACGGCTCCCGCTACGGGCAGATCCCGCAGAGCGACGCCTACAACGTCGGGGTGCCTATCAATCAGAGCCTCATCCAGACGCCGAACCCCCGCGCCATCGAGGTGCTGGCGACGATGGACTTCTACACGACGCTGGGCACGGGCAAGATCGGCGGGCAGATGTACACCAACACGGCCCTCGACTGTGGGTACATCGACCCGAACGCTCGCAACCTTCAAGGCAAGTCCCGCATCCCCAACGACCCTCTTCAGCTTCCGTGGAGGGTGCTGCCCCGTGCGTTCACGGCGGGTCAGAACACGGGCTTGGCGACCGACCCCTACGCCGAGCTTCGCACCTTCGGCGCGGCGACGTTTCAAGTTCTCGACTACGCGGTCGCCTTGGCGAACGGCCTCTCGGTGACCCTGTACGCGGAAGGGATGCCCGTGGCCGTGACGGTCGCCGTAGCGTCGGCGGTAGACAACGCCGATTACGCCTCGGAGCTTGCCTCTCTCATCAATGGTGACTCAAACCTGTCGCCCTACTTCTCGGCGTCGGCCAACGGGGCGGTGGTGGGCGTCACCCTTCGGATTCCGGGCAACGTCCTCGCCAGTATCAACATCCAGTTCACCACGTTGTTCACGGGGGACATCGCCTCCACGGCCTTCGTCCAGAGCGGGAACTCCCCGCCGCGCACGGCGGCGTTCTTCGTGGGTGGTCGCAACATCCCCGCGAATGCCGGGAACGGCAACTCGATCATTTCTCTCACGGGGATGACGGAGCGGTTGCCGCTGGGGATCTTGGTGTCGGACTCGGACTTCCTCGCGGAGAACATCTTGGGCGACGGGGCGACCTCCCTGCGGTCGTACCAAGGGAGCCTCCGGGCCGTGTACGAGACCCTCCCCCTCACCAGCGGCGGCACGGAGTACAGCCGATTCTTGGGCGAGCCCGGGACGGTGCTCTCGATGACCGACGGGGCGATCCTCCAGTACGTCCCGTACACCACGGGTCCGTCGGGCTCCAAGGTGTTCCGCATCTACCGTGGTGGCGGCGCGGGCTTCGTCCTCTCGGGGGTGGCCCCGGGCGGACCCGTGACGTGGGCGGTGGACTCCTTCGGCGCGGCGGCGCAACCCGTCCTCAAGGGGGCGGTGCTGGCGTGCAAAGCGGTGCTCGTGCGGAACTACTTTGAGGAGGCTTCGGCCACGACCCGCACCGAGGGCGACGAGATCCAGATGCTCGTGTTCACCCAAGCCGTCTACGGGACGCCCGTCACGACCATAGACGGGGTGACCCTCACGGGCCTCAACTCTCCCACGGGCTACGGTGAGGGCTACTCGGCGGTGGATCGCTACCGCCTCCCCGGGCTCCCGATGGACCGAGGGCGCACCCGCTCGACCCGTGACCCGGCCACCAAGCCTGCCCCGTACAACCCGTGAGAACCAGCCCCTCTCGGGGCGAATTTCGATTGGGTCCGATGGGCGGGCGTAACGTCTGGAGCCATGTCCACCGACGACTTGCTCCCCACCGACGAAACACCCGCCGACGCCCTCCCTCCCAACCCCGCCTACGAGAAGCTCAAGAAGATCCGTGAGCGCACGGACTTGGAGGCGCGGCACAGCCCGCTGCTCCGAGAGAGCTTCACGGGCTTCGACGGTGTGTCCCGCCCCCTCAAGCTCCGCTACTACCAAGTGCAGGGGGTGATGCACCTCCTTGCCATGAAGCGGTTCCTGCTTGGTGACGACACCGGGCTCGGGAAGACCCTCCAGTCGATTTCGGCCCTGTGCTACCTGTGGGAGCGCACGCCTGACTTGAAGGTGCTGATTCTCACCAGCAAGTCATCGGTGGAACAATGGGCGGGGGAGTTCCGCAAGTTCACCGTGGGCGTCACCCCGTTCGTGGGCCGTGGGTCTCCCACGCAGCGCCAGAAGATCCGCGACGCCTTCTGGGCGGCGAAGGGACCGACCGTGCTGGTCATGGGCTACCGCACGGCGGTGCAGGACTTCGCGGACCTACAGGACTACGATGGGTACGTCCTCATCACGGATGAAGCTGCGGCGTACAAGAACCACGAGACGCAGGTTCACCAAGTCTGCAAGTACCTGTCGTCGAAGGCCGACCGAACGTGGGCGCTGACCGCCACCCTCATCAAGAACAACCTCATCGAGGGCTGGGGCGTGTACGGAGTGGTGGTGCCGGGGCTGTTTGGCTCTCGCAACCATTTCCTCAACGAGTACTGCATCACCCGGATGCAGGTGCTTCCGGGTACTCGTAGGCAGGTGCCCGTGATCGTCGGGTACCGACAGAGGGACATCGAGGAGTTCCGCAAGAAGATCGACCCGTACTTTCTCGGGCGTCCCAAGTTTGAGGTGGCGAGTGAGCTCCCGCCCCTCGTGACGCGCCACGTCAAAGTGGGCATGACCAAGTTGCAGGAGGCCAAGTACCAAGAGGCGCTGGAGGGGCTGCTCCTCGTCGGTGAGAAGACCGGGCAGACCGAAGAGAAAGAGGTCACCAAGCTCACCGCCGTCACCTACTGCCAGCAGATCGTGAACCACCCGGAGCTCATCGGGGTAGATGGAGAGAGCGAGAAGCTGGATGCCCTGTTGGAGCTCATCACGGACGGAGAGCTCGACGGCGAGAAGGTCATCGTGTTCACCCGGTTTCGCAAGATGGTGGACATCATCGTCCCGGCCCTCAAGAAGAAAGGGGTGCGGGCGGTGCGGATCACGGGCGAGGAGGACGAGCGGGAGCGCAAGACCTCGCAGGACGCCTTCCAAGACCCCAAGAGCGACGCGAGGGTGTGCGCCATCACGACCGCCGCTGCCGAGGCCATCAACCTCCAAGCCGCCAAGGCCCTCATCTTCTACGACACCCCGTGGTCTGCCGGGGACTACCTCCAGATCCTCGGGCGCATGATCCGTATCGGGAGCACGCACGACCGCTGCTACGCCATTCACCTCGTGGCCGAGGGGACCATCGACGACCGGGTGGTGAAGGTGCTCACCAAGAAGATGGGGCTGGTCGAGAGCGTTCTCGGCAAGCGCATCAAGGGTGAGACCGACACGGGAGTGACCGTGGACGCCACCAACGACCTGTCCGACCTGTTCGCGGAGCTCGTCTCCGACGCCCGCGCGAGGCACAAGTGAGGGGGGCCAAGCGGGACGCCCGCGACCGGGAGGGGTGGTGCGAGTGGTTGCGCCGGATGTCCCGACTCCTTGAAGTTCTGCGGGAGTTGTCGAGGGAGAAGGAAGAGCCGTGACCCCGCTGGACGAGGCGTGCCGGGGTTCCGACCCGGCGAACCCGAAGCCATGCCAGAACATGGACGCGGGGCGTAAGGCATTGTGCTGCCTACGGTGCGGGCTCGTCCGCCAGTACGAGCGGTGCATCGAGGTGCGGATGGACTGCGTTCGTGGATGGGACGGGTATTGCGTCGTGTGCGGGAATACCCCGGAGGCGAAGTGATGACGGGTTGCGACAAGTGCTACGGCACGGGGTACCTCGACGCGGGCACCGACGCGCGGGGCATCCCTCTCACGAAGCCGTGCGCGTGCCAGATTGCACGGGACACGGTGCGGAACGTCAACCGTGGGTGGGCTGGGCTCTCGTCGGCCCCCAAGATCGAGAAGTCGCCTCTCTCGGACCACACGGGCACCAACCTGTACGTCACGGCGACGGACGACTCTCTCCGAGCGCACCTCCGTCACGTCGCCCTGCGGGCTGGCCCGTACTGGGGCTTCAAGGTGGTCACGGACAGTGACCTCATGACCGCGTGGCTTTCGCCCATCGGGCTCGTCGGCAAGGAGATTCTCGACCCCGACGCGGCCACGGTCTCCACCGAGAAGGCCACGTTGGTGGACCTCGTGGACCCGCCCGAGCTCTTGGTGATCCGTCTGGGCGTCAAGTCGGCGCGGAACGTCGCCACCCCGGAAGTTCTCTTGGAGGCCCTGTACCACCGGGCGCACGTCGGCAAGCCGACGTGGGTGGTGGACCAACCCACCCGGCGCTTCGACCCCTCGCACCTCGCATTCAGCAAGGACGGGCTGCACCACGTCTCCCAATGGGAGCGGCTGGTGCTGGACGACCTCCAACCCGGGCTCACCATCGAGATGGTGGGTAGCACCCAGAGGGCTCCTGTCTCGACGGGCAACCCGCTCACACTGTCCGCCGGGTACTCGTCGCCCGGTGCTTCCACGGGAACCACGACGCGCATCGAGCGTCCCGAGCCTACACCCAAGAGGCGTAACGCGAAGGGGTTTGGTAAGTGAGATTCCTCCTACGCTCGTGCTTTATCGCGCTGCCCTCCGACGACAAGGAGCTCGCGTTCCGTAACTACCTCGCCCTCTCCGACAGCGGGCTGGGCTTCGACGTGCCCGAGGACACGGTGTTGTGGGAGTTCGTGCGGGACTTCGCACAGACGCACAACCACGTCCCAGACGTTCGCACCATCCGTTCCCATTTTGAGAACGTCAAGAACCCCGAGGCGGGCGACCGCTTGGAGGTGCTCGCTCCGCTGAAGCCCGTGTTCCGGGGCGACTTCATCAAGCGTCTGGAGGAGCGTGCCGAGGAACGGCGCTCTCGCATGGTGGGAGACATCCTCCGCGAGGCGTCGCAGATTCTCCAGACGGGCGTCGAGGTGAAGGAGGGCAAGAAGTCCCGGCACCTCCGTGGGCCGATGGACGCCGTCCGCTACATGGTCAACAAGTCGCACGACATCGTGATGCCCACGACGGGCGCGAGACTGTCGGGCGAGATCACCCTCGACGGCGAGGACTTCAAGCGCGAGTACGAGAAGGTCGAGAGCGACCCGACGGCGGGTATCGGTCAGTACACGGGCATCACCCAGATGGACGAAGCCCTTGGCGGGGCCAAGAAGTTTGAGCTCTGGACGCACGCCGCGTTCACGGGCGGTCTGAAGTCCACGCTCGCCCTCAACTGGCTCTACAACCAAGCCGTCTACTACAAGTACGACGGGCTCATCTTCTCGCTGGAGATGCCCTACTCCCAGTGCCGTAGGATTCTCTACGCGATGCACTCGCTGCACGGGAAGTTCCGAGACATCCGCATCCAGCTTGGGGTGCAGAAGTCTCCCGGCCCGAACGTCGGGCTGGACTACGGGAAGATCCGCGACGGCAAGCTCGCCGCCCACGAGAAGGAGTTCCTCGTCAACTACGTCATCCCCGACTTCAACAGCGGGCTGTACGGCAAGATCCACATCGAGGTGTCCGACCCGGACAAGAACGACTTCAACGTGGCCGACCTCCGGGCGAAGGCCGAGCTCATCTACAGCAAGTCACCGTTCAACCTCCTGTTCGTGGACCACGCGGGTCTGCTCGCCCCGAGGCAGTGGGTGCCGAGCACCACCGAACGGTTGAATGAAGTGCTCCGCGACTTGAAGCGCCTCGCCATGAACTTCAATCGTGGCGCGGGTATGGCGGTGGTCAACCTCTTCCAGATCAGCCGCGAGGGCTACAAGGCTGCGGAGAAGGCGGCAGAGAAGGCCAGCGCCAATGGTGGCAACTACACGAACGGCCCGTACAACCTCACGCACCTGTCCTACGCGAACGAGTGCGAGCGTAGCTCCGACATCGTGACGGCCAGCTACGTTGACAACGACCTACGGTCCCAGAACAAGGTGCTGTTCCAGTGCCTCAAGTCCCGTGACCAAGCGCCCTTCCAGAACTACTTCGCGAGGGTGGAATGGGCGTGTCGCAGGATCATGACATCGCAGGAAGTGCCTATGGTGACTGGCAAGCGAGACGAGGCCCAGACGCAGGCCGCGCTCAACGAAATCCTTGAAGGTGTGCCGTGAGAACTTCATCGTCTTGGACCAGTTACTTCATGTGGCGGTGTGAAAGGCACATCCCCACGTCGAAGATGTACCCCGCCATCATCGCCAAGTGCGTCGCCTGCGGATTCCCTCGGCCCGACGAGGCGTACCGCCCGCCGATGAACCCGGAGGAGCCCAAGCCCGTGGTGCGGGTGGTCTCCCCGCCACCTCCCCCGGTGGAGCCCGAGCCCCCGGTGGTGACGTGGGAGGAAGGCCCAGAGCCCGAGCTCGACGAGGAACCGGGCATCGAGGAACCGGAAGTTTCCGAACCTGTCAAGCGCGGGATCGAGCTCCTCGATAAGGCCATTCAAGACGAAGAACCCCAGCCCGTCGAGATAGCCCCCGCCCCAGAGGTCACCAAGCGCCCGAAGGATATCCCCGTCACGGAGAAGTCCAAGGCGCATCTGTGCCCCGGCCCGAAGTGCCGGAAGGTGTCTCGCCGGAACAGCCCGTATTGCTCCAAGATCTGTAGCGACCGATGCCTTCGCCTCCGCAAGAAGGCCATTGAGAAGGTGCTCACCGATCAAGAGATCAAGTGGCTGAACCGCATCCTCGCCGTGCTGGAGGTGTGGGGTGGCGACAAGGGCTGAACGCCGCGCCGCCCGCATCCGCACGGACATCCCGATCACGCGGGTACTCGAAGCCTATGGCTACCGGGTGCAGGACGTTGACAGGGAGCAACAGTTCTCGTGCGACCTCCACGGCGACGGTAGTGACAGCAAGCCGTCTGCCCGCGTCTACCCGAGCACCAACCAATGGTACTGCTGGGCGTGCTCGCGGTCCCGGGACGCCATTGCCACGGTGCGTGAGAAGGAGGGGTTGTCCTTCCACGCGGCGCTGGAGAAGCTGGAACGGGACCACGGGCTCCCGGCCCTCCCTTGGGAGGACGGGGACGACGAAACAGCCCCCGTTGACCCCGTGGCCGAGGTGCTGGACGCCCCACGCACGGACCCCGTGCGGGCTCGCACCGAACGGGTGCTTCGCGCCCTCACCACCGAGCGCACCGAGCCCCTGCCACGGGTGTTGAAGCTGTGGGAGGCGTTCGACCGGGCGCGGGTGCTGGAGGACCAAGGTGACACGGGTCCGATGCGATCTTTGCTGACGGCCCTGCTGCGGCCCCGGGCGTAATCTACGCCGAGGTGCCTATGCCTTCGTTCAATCACACCCGGGAAGACGGCTTCTACGATCCCTGTGCTCAATGCTGGGGCGAGATGTCCGAGGCAGACAAGATCGAATCCGTGTTGGGGATGTCCGACGACCCGTACGAGGACGGGCGCATCTTGGAGTGCCTTCAAGCAGCGGGGCACCCTCTGAGCGAGCCCATCAACGAGCTCCGCGCCAGATACCAAAACAGATGAAGGGCATCGTCACCGCCAAGCTCCCCGACGCAGCGTGGGGTGAGCCCACTATTGCGCGGGTGATCCCCACGGAGGACGGCGGGGATGAAGGCCCGATGCGGTCCTTGCTGACGGCCTTGCTACGCCCACGGGCGTAAAGTAGCCCTATGGTAGACCCGAAGATCATTACCCACCCGCACGGCGACCGCTCCTTCACGTCCACCCTCTACTACGGGGCCGACGTGCGGGAGTCGTTGCGGTTGTTGGAACCACAGTCGGTCCAGTGCGTCGTGACCAGCCCGCCCTATTGGGGGCTGCGATCTTACTTGGGCGAAGGTGACTCGCTGAAGGGAAGTGAGATCGGGGCAGAACCCACACCTGAAAGCTATGCCACCGCGATGGTGGACGTGTTTCGTGAGGTGCGCCGGGTTCTCCGTGACGACGGTGTCCTGTGGCTGAACCTCGGGGACAGATTTGCTCGCGACGGTGGCCCTGTGACCAAACCGGGGGCGACGGCCAAGGCTTGGAATACCTTGGCGAACGTCGATACCCGTGAGGGTCAAAGGGCCAGTGACATCGGTCTCAAGCCCAAGGACTTGGTTGGCATCCCGTGGATGGTGGCGTTTGCTCTCCGGGCAGACGGCTGGTACCTGCGGAGTGACGTGATTTGGGCCAAGGGTTCTTGTATGCCCGAGAGCGTCACGGACAGACCCACCCGCTCACACGAGTATGTGTTCTTGCTGACGAAGAACGCTAGGTACTTCTACGACGCCGATGCAGTGAGGGAAGGGGCCGTTCAAGCAGACCGTGTGCGTGCCGACAAAATCGGTGGCAACAAGGGCGACGAGACGCACCATTCCCCCGGAAGCATCTTTGAGGGTTCCACGACGCGCAACCGCCGCTCTGTTTGGACCATCAATCCCCGCCCGTACAAGGGGGATCACTTCGCCACGATGCCACCGGCACTCGCAGAAGTGTGCATCAAGGCGGGCACCCGTCCCGGCGACATCGTTCTCGACCCCTTCAGTGGTTCTGGGACGACGGGCTACGTCGCCAACCGTCTCGGTCGCCACTACGTCGGCACGGATCTCAACCTCGACTACCTCCCGCTGGCGGAAGCCCGATTGACGGGCATGGACCCACCCGAGACGGGTGATGCCACCGCCACTGAAGAGGGTGGGCCGTCGTCGATCCTCGATATGCTGTGAAGGGCATCGTCACCGCCAAGCTCCCCGACCTCCGGTGGGGTGAGCCTACCATCGCGCGGGTGATCCCCACGGAGACGGGTGGCCCGTGGGGCGCTTTGCACTTCCTCGTCGGGACGGATTGGGAGCCGCTGTTCTCGGTGATCCCGAAGCTGGTGCTCGACCAAGCCCTGCGCGGCCACGCCACCCCGTTGATGAAGGTGCTAGGACCACCACCCAAGGCGCTGGTCAAGAGACTCCCCGTGGTGGAGACACCCTGCGCCCAGCGACGCTCGTGCCTCAACGCCACCCCGAACTGCGTGCCGGGACCGAAGCTCCCCGACTGCTGGGAGCCCACCACGTTCACGGGCGAGGAGGCGACCCTCGTCAACCTTGTCGTGCGCTACTGGCGGGACGGCGTGGTGGTCGTGGTCGAGGAGCCCGACGCCAAAACGTGAACTCAGGTGGGTTGAGGGCGTAACGTCGGGCATGAAGGTTCACCACATGCCCGGTCCCGACGCCCCGCCTACCTGCGGTCGCGTCCCGAACGCCGTCGCCAACAAGACCACAGAGTGGGACGAAGTGACGTGCGGCTGGTGCTTGAAGAAGCGCCCGTACGACACCGCGAAGCTCGTCCAAGCCCTGCTGGAAAACGAGGCCCGCTACGTCATGCCCGACGAGGAGCGTGAGCGGGTCATCCGTGAGGCGCGGGAAGCCCTCAACCCCCACATCCCGCTGCAAGTCACCAACCTGTTCGCCATTTCGTGGAAGCCGTGCGCCCCGGAGTTCTCCTGCCCCCGGTGCAAGGCGGGGATGGAGCGCACGACGGGTCTGATGCTGATGTCCCCGTGGGCGGGAAGCGTGCGGTGTACCAAGTGCGAGTACCGTGACTCCGTGTCGGGCTACCTTGGGCGGTCGATGATCCAAGTCGAACCCATCCCCGAGGGTGCTGTGCCCATCTACGACCGGGAGCTCACCCAAGTTCAAGCAGACGAAGACGCGAAGGTTCACGCGGCCCTCGACGCCGTGGCCGCGAACGTCGGCTGGGAGTCCATCCGCGAAGCCGAGGACGAGCGCATCCTCAACGCCATGAAGGGGGAGCTCTTGAAGCTCACCGACTGCCCCCGATGCGGGGCCGATGTCCAAACTACCCCGCTGACGCCCCCAGACGAGGGGATCGCCTACGGCTGCACCCGTTGCCCTTGGCCGGGAGGGAACCCGTGACGGTCCGCGTTTGGGTTCCAGACTTCCCGCTGGTGTGCGGCGGCACAGGTAGCCCCGTGCGCCGCGACCAGTGGCATCCCGCCTGTGTCCACGTCGCTCCCGACGAGTGCGAGTGTCGGTGTCACACCGAACCGATCCTTCACGACAAGGCGTGTTGTAGCCCGTGCGCCCGGTGCGGGTTCCGAACGGCGGTGAAGCAATGATGCCCCTGTATGAAGTTCAGCTTGAGCTAGGCAGCGCCACCGTTTCCTACGAGGTGGCGACGCCCGACTTCGACGCCGTAGAAATCGCCACCGAACATCTGCGGCGAGAGGTCATCGGTGACCCCCTCGTCAACCCGCCCTTGCACGTCCATGTGGGGGGTTACTCCGTCATCGGTGATCACCCCGTCAAGGGGATTGTCGCTTGGGTGAGGAAGCGATGACGACCCGGCTGAACATCGTCCTGTGCGGCGGGTGCTACTACCTCTGGGAGCGACCGTTGTCGGACGAGATGCGCTGCGAACACTCCGACGCACCGAGGGACAACTTGGTCCCGCCCACCGGGTACACGCCCGAGTGGTGCCCGAAGATGGGCACCGTGGAGACGGGTGCGGTAGTCACCCCGCCCCCGTCACCCATCGAGGAACGTGCGGCGAAATACCCGGTGAAGCGGCTTGATGTGCAACTCATCGACATTCCCGCAGAACCCGTCATTCAACAGATTCCCAATTTGGGGGCCAAACTCGCGGAGCTTGAGTCTAGGGAATCGAAAATCCTCTACGTCGTGGAAGCCCTGCGATGGGGCGACCGGGAGCAGCATAGCTACGTCGTCGGCGTGTACGACACGCTGGAGGCGGCGAAGAACGCTGCGGACGAGCACGCCCAGTACCGGGGCGGCAAGTACGAGTGCGTCGTGCAACAGTGCCCGTTGAACGGTCAAGTGAGTTCTGACTGGTCCGAGGCCGTCGTGTACCAGACGGGGCCATCACGGGCGTAACGTGCCCACGATGGACCTGTTCACGTTCCTCCAAGACTCCAACACCCTCAAGGTCGAGCCGAAGTCGTGGATGCAGGGGGGCGAGTACACCCTCGCCCGCGCCACGAACGAGACCCTCCCCGGGATCATCGACGCCTGCATCGCGGGCGGGCGTTACGCCCTCGACCTTGAGACCTCCGGGCTGAACTCCTGCGTCTACGACGGTGAGACGATGTCGAAGATCGTCGGGTGCTGCCTGTCTCCCGACGGCAAGCGAGGGTACTACATCCCGCTGCGCCACAAGACGGGCGAGAACGTGTCGTGGTCGCTGTGGAAGCGGGAGATGCAGAGGTTGGTGAACAGCCCCGCCGTGGCCGTGTTCCACAACGGGAAGTTCGACCAAGAGTTCCTGCAAAACTGCGGCGGCGAGCCCATCGGTGAGTGGGACGAGCCCAAGAAGTGGGACGACACGCTGATCCTCGCCTACCTGCGGGACACCCGGTCGAAGTCCAAGGGGCTGAAGCACCTCGCCAAGACCGAGCTCGGCATGGAGATGATCGAGCTCGACGAGCTCTTCCCCGAGGACAAGCGCAAAGGCGGGCTGGACTTCTCGGAGCTCGACCCGTCGTGGGAGCCCGTGACGTGGTACGGGGCCAGCGACGCCATCTGCACATGGAACCTGTACCAGAAGCTCGCCCCGGAGGTGCTGCAACCAAGCATGGGCGTGCTGGGGCAGGGCACCGTCTACACCATCGAGAAGCTCTGCGTGGCGAGCACCCGGTGGATGGAGCGGGCGCGCATCTACACGGACCAAGAGAAGACCAAGGAGCTCATCCGCATCGGCCAGCGGGAGTGGATCGCGGCGCTGGAGGAGGTGTACGAGAGCTCGTCGGCCCTCGTGGGCCGGGACATTCGCCCCGGCTATTACAGGTTGCTCCGGGGCTCCGTAGAGGGGATGGAGTCGCTGCGGTTCGATCCCGAGGTGGTGACCCCCAGCTACACCGACCGCATCGACGTGACACGGACGGCTGCGACGAAGGCCAAGCTCGACCCCATGCGGGAGAAGGGCAAGGTGGCGACGGTTTCCAAGCGGGTGGCGTCGATCACCGCCAAGGGGGCGACCGAGGACGTGGAGTTCCCGGTGGTCTACGACGTGTTGTCGGCGCAGCAGCTTGGCAAGCTCCTCCGCGAGTGCAAGGTGCCGGGGCTCGTCGCCACGGAGAAGTCCGGGCAGGTGGACACGTCGAAGGACGTGCTGGAGGAGGTGCTGGAGAAGGTGGGCGACAAGTTCCCCTTCGCCGCCAAGATCAAGCGGTTCCGTGAGGTGAGCAAGGCTCTCTCGACGTACCTCCTGCCCATCGTCGAGGACGCACACCCGGACGGCACCCTCCGCGCGTACTTCAACGCCCACAGCATCGAGACGGGGCGCTTCAACGCGCCGTCCAGCAAAGACCCGTCGATGGACGGGGGCACCCGGTTTCCGTTCCACGGGACGCCCGCGACCTACGACCCCAACCGTCCCGAGTGCCTCGCCCGGGTGAGGGAGTGCATCATCGCCCGACCGGGGAAGGTACTCACCGCCATCGACTTCAGCGGCGTCGAGCTCCGCATCGTGACCAACATCTCTGGCGATCCCAAGTGGCTCACCGAGTTCTTCCACTGCTCGGGCTGCGACAAGATGTTCGACATGCCCACGGTGGCCAACCCCGTGCCCGTGGCCCCGCCGCCGTTCTGCCCGGACTGCGGGAGCGACAAGATCGGTGACCTCCACACTCTCACGGCCCTGTCCATCTACGGGGAGGACGCGCCGAAGAAGCCCGAGTGGAAGCAGCTTCGTGGCTTCGCCAAGGCGTGCAACTTCGCCTTGTGCTACGGCGGGTCTGGCAACGCCGTGGTGACGGCGACGGGGTGCGACAAGAACGAAGGCTGGCGCATCAAGGAGCAGTTCGACAAGACCTACAATGTCCTGTCGGGCTGGTGGAAGAGCCAAGCCCTGTACGCCAAGGAGCACAAGTTCGTCACGACGGCTTTCGGACGGCGCTACCCGCTGCCCGACATCGACCACGAACTGGGCGGGTTCCGGGCCAAGGCCGAACGCAACGCCGTGAACGGCCCGATCCAAGGCACGAGCGCCGACATCACCAAGATCGCAATGGCGCTCATCTACAAAGAGTGCAAGAAGCGCGGGTGGTTGGAGAAGGTCCACATGCTCATCACGATGCACGACGAGCTCGTGTTTGAGATCGACAAGGACATTCTGGAGGAGGCCATCGACCTGTTCGTGGGGATCATGTGCCGCAACGACGCCCTCCTCAAGCTGGGCTGGCGTGTCCCGCTCACGTCCGACGTGGAGATGGGTCCAGACTGGACCGTGCCGTGGGACCTCAAGAAGATCCGCAAGAAGGGCGAGTGCCCGAAGGAGCTCGACGGGTGTTTCAAGGGCATCGGCCCGAAGACCGACAAGCCCAAGGGCGAGGCACAACCCGTTGAAAAGAAGCCGGAAATGCCGACCCTCACCTACAAGGTAAAGACCTTTACCTTGGGCGAGATCGAGCCTCTGGCGCGGATGATCGCGGCGGGTGACAAGTGCCCGACCGCGAAGCTGAAGGTGGAGGGTCCGAACGGTGAAGACCTCACCGGGGCGATTTCGACGGTCTGGGGAGGTAGGCTCCCGATGGTAGGTGATGTATGACGGTCCGAATCACGAAGCTGGAGACTCGCATGGATGCCGTGGAGACGGGCGTGGGGGGGCTGGAGAGCCGCCTCACCGAGGTCGAGCGGCGGGTGCAGAACTTGGTGGAGGTGTGCTCTGCCGTGGCGGACGACACCCTGCGGATGTGTTTCGTGCTGGACGAGCTCACGCGGGTGGGTCGTCTGCCGACGCTCCCGTGGGACGTGGCGACGATGCTGGTGGAGCTCCACCACGCGATGCAGGCGGCGAAGGATGAGCTCACCGAGAAGGACGGGGAGACCGCTGCCCAGAAGGTCGAGGCCCTCAAGGCCGAGGTGACACGGCTGCGAGAGCTCTACCGAACCTCCCTGCAACTGGGAGTGGGCGATGAAGCGTGACCTGTTCGACGGGTGCAACGACCAGAAGATCCCCCCTGCCGAGTTCAAGGGGATTTTCTGCCAGCGGTGCCGCAACCAAGAGTGCGTCAACGCCGGGTGGGCGAGCGCCACGTTCGACGAGCGGGTCCGCACACAGGTAGATCGACTTCTCATCAACCCTCGTCTCGCCCGTCCCGAGGACACCCGGTTCGATCCGATCCGGGCGATGAACTTCGTGGAGGTGGCTGCGGCCCTCTCTCTCGCGCGGCGGGCCGACCCGTGGGCGGGGCCGGGGGTTCACCTCGCGGAACCAGACCCGGAGACGGCCAAGGCACAGGTGGTCGAGGAAGCCGTCTCCCGGCTGGCCGAGGCGCGCGGGCGTAAGCCTCCCGTACCGACCTCCGTCTCCGTCGAGGTGGAGGAGCCCGTGGTGAAGCAAGAACTTCCCACGGTCGAGGCCCCTCCTCCCCCGGTTGCCCCGAAGGCCCCGGTGAAGGCTCCCGTGATGCCTGCGGTCAACACGGACTTCCCCGAGGAGGGAGTGATGCTCGGTGGCGGGACGGTCCCGTCGCCGGGGGCGTCTCGTGCGCCGGAAGACCCTTGGGCACCCAAGCCCAAGGTCAACGTCGTGGCCCGAGGGGCCAAGATCAAGATGGGTGAGTGATGATCCAGTCCGTGCTGACCATTCTCCGACAAGCCCGCGAGCGGAACTGCCGTGCGGTGCTCCTCGTCCCCGAGGCCGAGTATCCCCTCACGCTCAAGGTACTGGCGGGGCTGTACGAGCAGAACGCTGGGCGCACGGCGAGGATGCCCAACGGGCACCTCGTCACGGTGCTCACCCCGTCCGCGTCGCCCGACACGGTGACCGAGGAGTTCAGCCTGTACCTGTCGGGCTGGGGGAGTGCGACCCGCGCCGAGGAAGCGTCACTGCGGGCGTGGTCGCTCAAGGCGAACGCCGTCTACACGGAGATCAGTTGAGGGCGAGCTTGTCGAGAGACTTCTCAAACAAGGCCCTGCACTCCTCGCTCTCCAGTGCGAAGGCGAGGAAGTGGATGATCTTGAGTGCCGTGGCGTGCTCGGCGCTATTTTCGTCGTCGTAGGCCGTCAAGAACTCGATCTCTCCGTCGGCCCGGATCACCACCGACACGTCCCCTTCTTGGAGCTCAAGGCTCTCGACCTCTGGGAGTTCGTCGTCCATGCCCTAGAACGCCGATAGGTAACGTAGGGTATGGCAGGCAACTGGTGGTTCGACAATCAAGGGCGCAACAACCTCGCGGGGATTCCGGGTGACTCGTGCAACCCGGCGGTGTTGCCCGATCACGTCATCGTCGATCTCCTCATCAGCATCCCCGTCGCGAAGGAAGATTTTGAGAAGATCGTGCCGACGATGCTCCCTGCGGAGCAGGCGCGGTTGAACTGCCTCGTCGCCCGGAACCCGCTCACGCTCCAGCCGTTCCCGTTCAACGACCAAGAGGTCGATGACCGCTTCATGCGGTCGCAGAACGTGCCGGGGGTGCATGACCCGAACAACCGTAGGAAGAAGCAATGGTGAGGAGGGCGGTAGCCGTTCTCTCCCTGTGGCTTCTTGGGTGCCGGGGCTTGGTGATCCGAGACCGGGATGTATACCTGTCAGAGATGGCGTTCACGGAGCGTCTGGTCCGTGGGGGCGCACCTGCCGTCCGCGAGTACCTCGTTCGACAATGCACCTGCGCCAACGGGGCGTGGTACGCCAGCGGCGACCTCTCGGACCCGACGTGCCGGAACTACGCGGAGTGGTGGGCCGTCTATACGTCCCGATGGGCATGGCATCGCCAAATGTCCCGGTTCAACGCCCGGATCGAGGGCACGCGCCCGGGTCCGACCCCGGGAGTCCCTCCCCTGTCCTGCACGCTCCCCCCGGTCCCATGAAGGAGAGTGATCGCGCTTTCGCCAAGGTGGCGGCGCTGCGGGAGGCTTCCAAGGAGCCGTGGCAGAAGGCCATCGTGGACCTGTCCCTGTCCCTCTCGTCACGCTTGGGGACGGCGGGCGTGTCCTACCTTGAGGGGCTGCTCGCGGATCTGCATGACCACCCGGACCGGGTGACTGCGAGGATGAACGGGGCGGACCTCACGCTGCGGGAGGCCAGTGACCTCCTCGCCGCGATGCAGAACTCTGAAGCTGACCAGTTGGAGCGGTCCCGGGACTTCCTCCACGAGGTGCTCATGGCGATCAAGGCCGTGGGCGAGGCTCTGTTGAAGGACGCTCTAGGAGGACTGCTGTGAACGGGGTCATTCGTCGATACATCACGGACAAGCGTTTCGGTTTCATCCTCCCCGATGGCGGGGATGGCTCCGAGGTGTTCTTCCACCTGTCCGTGTTCGACGGGGGCGACGGACCGCCTCCGATCACGGGCGAGCGCGTCGAGTACACGCTGGGCGAGGGCACCCGTGCCGATGGGGTCATCCGCTTGGTGGTCCCGGCGCATCGTTCCGGCTCGGTCAAGAGCTACGACCCGGTGAAGGGCTACGGGTTCATCCAGACCGCCGACGGGGGCCAGTGCTACCTGCACAAGTCCGAAGTGCTCGGTGGCGTGGTGCCCGCCGTGGGTGCCAAGGTAGACTTCTACACGACGGAGAACCCGACCCCCGGCAAGAGCCCGAGGGCCTGTTATGTGGCGGTGCTGACATGAACGAGCGAAACCCTTTCGGCGGCAAGAACCCCAACGGCCTGTACGTCCCGATGAGCGAGACGGAGCAGGAGTTCGTGAACCGACTGATCGAGTCGGGCGACCTACAGGTACGAGTCCACGGCTGGGGCATCGTGCCCAACCCCAAGGTGATGCTGGGAGACCTCCAAGTGGTCATCCCGCTCACGCTCCAGTTCGACCGCCCCGAGACCCCCATCCCGGTCCATCACTTCGATCTGGAACTTCTCACGGGAGCGGGCCTGTCCCTGTACCGCGAGAAGCAGCCGTGTGAGTACGACGGGAAGCCCATCCTCGTGGGCAGCGGCACCCGCATCGACATGGTGTGGCACATCGGCATCCGGGCGATGGACCCCAAGCTCATCAAGGCGTTCATGCCGGGGGCCGTGGGGCTGACCTCCCGGGCGTTCGACAAGGACACCGGGGCCCTCACCCTCACCGGGAACATGAAGCTCGACGCGGAGCAGCGGAAGCTCATCAAGATCGTCCGCGAGGGCGAGGCCAACGTCCGAGCCGAGCGCGACGCCAAGGTCAACTAGACCATCTATCACCCCGCACGGGGTGATGAACCCCCGCCTAGCAGACGGCGACAACGAGCCCACGAATCCCAAGCTCTGGGAGAAGTGCCAAGATGTAGCGAAGTCTCGCTACACCAAGTGGCCGTCTGCCTACGCGGTCGGGCACGCCCTCGCCCTCTACAAGGACGAAGGCGGCGGGTGGGAGAAGACAGCCGGGAATACCACCCAGATCGACCCCGCACTGGTGAAGGGGCTACGGGCATGGGTCAAGAAGACCTTCGCGCCCAAGCCCCGCTACGCCTCGCTGGCAGACCTCATCGCGCATTTCAAGACCCTGCGCGACAAAGACCTCAATCGTTTCTGGGAGTACCTGTTCTTCACGAAGGGGCTCCTGCCTCGCGGTGAGGGGTACGAAGGCAGCATCATCGAGAGACTGAAGGTCAAGGTCCGCGACGAGCTCAAGGCCGCGCGAGAACTCCTCGACGACGACCTGTCGAAGTTCCAGCACACACTGGACGCGATGACACCGGGCACGCGGACCTACGACATGGACGCGCGGCTAGGTCCACAGTGGTCCGTGCTGGGCTTCTACGAGCGGGTCAATCCCGCCGACCCATTCGGCGCGGCGCTGAAGGGCTACGAGGACGTAGCGAAGGAAACGCTCGCCAAGGTCGAGGACACCCTGTCGGGCAAGCTCCTGCGGGCGATCACGGCGTTTCTGGGCAAGTACGCGGACGACCAGCCCTTTGAGAGCGAAGAGATCCTGCTGGAGTACACCATCGGGAAGGTCAAGCTCGTGTACGACGGCGAGCCTGACCGACACCTCATCAACCGTCCCGATCCCGGTGACCCCCGGGGTCTGTCCGACTACATCCCCTACTTCCAGAAGGCCAAGGCGCTGCTCGACCAGAAGGGCTTTGGTGACCTCTGGTACGGCCCGATCTTCGTCGGATGCCCGAAGTGCGGCGGGGAGAATCCGCTGGGCAAACACTTTGGCGTTGGCGCTCACTACATGATCGGTCCCGACCACGTCGTGGTGTACTTGGAGCCCAAGCCTTTCATGGTGGAGCTCCTCATCCACGAGCTAGGTCATCGCTACTACTTCAAGTTCATGGATGCGGGGGACCGCGCCCGATTCGACAGCTTCTACAAAGAAGTCGCCGCCGTGTCGGAGTACGGGGGTACGACCACGGAGGAGGACTTCGCGGAGGTGTTCGCGCACTTCGTTCTAGGCCGGGACATGACTCGCGATCAGATCGAGCGGTTCAAGGCGTTCCTCGCCAAGAAGGACCGGGGCCGTTTCGCGAGTGCCGTGCGCGTGGCCTCCCTCTACCTGTCCGCCAAGGGCAAGGCCAAGAAAGACGTGGGGCACGGGGGCCTAGACGAGTGGTTCAGCGGCCACGGTCAGGGCGCGTCCAAGGCACCGGGTGAGGCGCAGTGGGGAGATTGGGTGGCGATCTCACCCGTGAAGCGCACGATCACCCGCGAGGACGGCACCAAGAAGACCTACCAGCCCGGTGACATCCTCGGCCCGTGCGGGGCGCTCACGGATGACCCCGAATGGAAAGACCTCACCCGGGGCGGCAAGACCCCCTTCAAGTGCATGGCGCGGCCAAAGGCTCACGACATGGACAAGAAGGAGCGCGCCGACAAGGCCCGCGAGAAGATGAAGGTGCAGGAGAAAGCCCCCAAGGGCAAGAAGCCCGTGAACACGCCGACGTTCAAGGACGACGGGGACTAGCGGTTTCCCGCCTATAGCGGCGTCTCTAGCTAGGTAGGTCGGCCCTGTCCGGGGTTGTGCCCCGGCCAAGCGTTAGCTTTCAACCTCGGCGTTAGGTCGCCAGACAACCGCAGGAGAACTTCATGCCCATCTTCGCAGCAGTCGGAGCGACCGAACAGACGGCGCTCAACCAAGTCGGCGCGGCCCCGAACCGCTCTGTCCCCACCATCGTGTGGGCTCCCTTCAGCGATCCCCTCCCCACCGGGGCGGTGGCGACGTGGGGCGAGGCCGTGGCGGCGGTGCAATCGAGCTCCGCACCCGAGACCAGCATCTACATCTTCAACCCGTCGCAGGAAGACATCTACCTCCCACCGGGTGAGTGGCACCTCAACAACACCACCATCGTGGGCGTGTCCTACGGGTGGGACGACTACGACTACAGCTTCCGCCCCTACCAGTACCTCCAGTACCTTGAAGCGGACGGCGGCTACGAGTGGCCGTGCCACATCTACGGGTGCGCGGGCCTCAAGAACATTTTCTTCCGCGGGCAAGGAAGCGGGACGGCGACGTACACAACGTCCGCCTTCACGATGCCCAACGTGGGCGATACCGCCACCGTGACCGTGGACAACTTCGTCAACGGCTTCGTCGCGGGCGTGCTCGTCATCATCGACAACGCGGGCGCGTTCGAGATCGACTCGGTGTCCGCCGAGACTTCGACCCTCACGATTCGCAATCTGGGCTGGGACGGGAACGCCGCGCCCGGTGACCCGATTAGCGACGAGCAGGACGTGGTCCTCGACACGTCGGTGTTCCAGTGCCGCACCTACGAGGGCACGGACACGACCTTCACGCTCGACAACTGTGACTTCCGCTTCGGCAACTACGAGTTTGGTAGCTTCGCGGTTTACGCGAACGCCACCCTGTACCTGCGTCTGAAGAACGGCACGTCGATCCGCTGGTACGCCTTCTTCGTGTTTGGCAGCGCCGTCGTGCAGACGGACGGGTCGCCCTGCTGGATCGGCAACGACACGTTCTTCGGCCCCGGCTACCTCGCCACGTTCCCGGCCCCCGGCACCTACGTCCGTGAGAACCAAGATGTGTGGGAGTGGGACCAGTACCAGAGCTTCACCACCTACTACCCGGACAACTCGTCGGATTGGGGCGGCAGCACCCAGATGAGCGTCCACGAAGCCCTCGACCGCCTCGCCGCCGCGTGTGTCGCGGGCGGGCACACCCCCTGATCCAAGGAGACCCCCGACCATGACTACCCGCACCCCCCGTGAGAAGGCCACCCCGTTCGTCTATGTGATGGGCGACGCCGCCAAGACCCCCGTGGACCCCAAGACCCAGCCCGTGGGCACCGTTCTGGTGTTCGTGTCGGAGTGGGGACAGGAGACCCCGGCGGTCAAGGGCAAGACCGTCACGAAGGATCAAGCCGCGCGCGACGCGAGCCTCGCCGCCGCGAAGGCCAAGCCCGCTGGCTACGAGGGCTGATCCAACATCCCCGTGCCCGTGAGAAACGCCCCGGATGGGTCACCCCGTCTGGGGCGTTTCCCGTTCTATCACTCCGCGCCCGTAGGACCAATCCCCCTATGGACAGACTCGCTTGCGTCATTGCTGCTGGTGTGTGGGACGGGAAGCGGTCGCTTCTCAAGAACCGCGACCGCAAGTACATCCCGAGGGTGACCATCGTCCGAGAACTTCTCGACGGTGTCGAGGTCGCGTACATGCGCGACAGCGTCACGGGCTGGTGCGAGGGCATCAACGAGTACGGCATCGGGATCGCCAACGCGGCGCTCGCCGTGGGCCTCGACGAGGCCGAGGGCATGGGCAAGGCCGTCGAGGACAAGAAGGGCAAGAAGGGCAAGTCCCTCGACGGGGCACGCATCCTCAAGGCTCTCGCGTGCGAGACGGTCAAGGAAGCCATCGACTCGCTGTGCTCCCACCTTGGTGGGCTGGAAGGTCACTCGTTCGTGAGCGACCCCAACCGGGCGTTCTCCGTCGAGCTCATCAACGGCGACTGCATCATCAAGCCTTTGGACGGGAGCGAGATTCACGTCCGCACCAACCACGGGCGCGACACGGGCGGGACGGGCTACACCGACGGTGAGGGCTACCTGTCCTCGGCGGCGCGGAAGGAGAAGGCCACCCAGATCCTCCGTCAGAGCAAGGCTCCCACGGACCTTGGCCCGGACCTCATGAAGAACCGCTCCGAGGGGCCGCGCACGCAAAATGACCCTGTGCGGGACGTGGACACGATGGCGACGACCTCGCAGATGGTGATGAACCTCACCGACCGAGAGTTGGACTTCTACGTCATCCCCGGCAAGATGGACTACGGGGGGCTGGAGGACCGCCTGCCCGAGGGCTACAAGCCCAAGATCGCCGTGCGGGTGTTCAGCTACCGCAACGGCGGCAAGGAAGTGGTCGAGGTCAGCCCCAAGACGGGTCTCGTCCGCAAGGGCGTCGAGCCCGTGAAGCTCGCCTCCCGAGTGGCCTCCCGGTACCTCGCCCCCAACCCAACCCGCGTCGCCCAGAAGTTTGCCCGCCTATCGCGCCGCTACTAGGAGAGGAACTCCATGCCCATCTACACCTCCATCGGTGCTACTCCCGAGACCGCCCGTGCGCTCATCGACGCCGTGGGCAAGACGTGACCATGCGCGACCCGCTCACGCCCCTGTATCAGAACCCGGACCTCGTCTCTCACGAGCTCGTCCAAGAGGTGTTCCGCAACCTCCGTGACTTGGGGGCTCGCCGGGACAGCGTGGGCATCGACTTCAACCGTCTGGCGGATTGGATGAGCGCCAAGGGCGGCTACACCGTCCCGCGCTCCGTGTTCTTCCCCACGGACTACCGCACCTTCCACGATTGGTTCCTTCGGACGCCCACCCCGGAGACGCTTCTGGCGTCGAGGAAGATGGCCCAGCACGCCGACCTGTGCTCTCCCGCCGAGGGCAAGATCGAGTACACGGGAAGGGTGGGCGACGGTCTGATCGAACTGAAGCAGGGCAGGGCGAACGTCCTTGAGGCTCTGAAGTTCTTGGAGCCGTCCGTCGGCGGGCACAAGTTCATCAAGATGAGCCTGTACCTCCACGACTGCCACCGGGTCTATGCACCCATCGGTGGCGTCGTGCAGGGCGTCTACCGCTTCGCCTCGGACACGGACCCTTTCGGGCGGAACAACGTCACGGTCATCCAGCTTGGCACGCGCTTCGGGCGGGTGTTCCTGTGCTGCATCGGTGAGAAGACCATCCAAGACTTCCAGTGCAGCGTCGCGGTGGGTGACACGGTGCGGGCCGTGGACGAGGTGGGCCGTTTTGAGTGGGGGTCGATGATCCTCGTGGTCTATCCGCCCGACCTCGACTTCGTGTTCGACGAGACCGACCACCCGGTGTTCATCGGTGACCCCATCGCAGTCCACCCGGATCACCCCGGTCACTGGGAGTTCCGCTACCCGAGGGTCGAACCTGTGAAAATGGCGTCCAGACGGGTCACCGCCGACGTGCCCGAGAAGTACAAGCACATCGACTTCAAGCCCCCACAGTCGGTCGCTGACGCCGCCGAGAAGGGCTTGGAGTACCGGGAGAAGGCATCGCCCTCGCAGAAGGGCGGGCTCACCCCTGCGGAAGCCGCGAAGCAGGGCATCGGCAGTGGCGTCCAGCGGGCCGTGAACCTCAAGAACCGGGACAATATCTCGCCCGACACCATCAAGCAGATGACGGCGTTCTTCTCCCGCCACGAGAAGAACAAGGGCGTCGCCCCCGAGCACAAGGGCGAGCCTTGGAACGACAAGGGCAACGTCTCGTGGTTGATCTGGGGTGGCGACCCCGGACGAGCGTGGGCCGAGAAGGTCAAGAAGCAGATGGAGACCGCCGACGAGAAGGCCAAGAAGACGGCCAGTGTCGGAGTAGAGTTTTCACCGCTCGCGCTGAACTTCTTGGCCGTACAGAAGGCCCGAGTGACATCTGACAAGTTCGCCACGGCCCTCACACGGTTTCTCAAGGAGCTCCTGTTCCTGTCCAAGTCCCTTGGGGTGCCCCCGGGGGAGCTTCAGCGGGCCGGGGGTCTGGTCAACGACGCGCTCGCATTCTCCCCTCCGCAACTCAAGCCCGGAAAGTTCTCGGCTTCGGGCCACGCGCTGGATCTGGCCGAGGATGCGTACCAAGAGGGGGACCTGTCCGCCTTCACGAGGAGGCTTGCGGGTGTCCTCGGGGCGCTCCGCATGGAAGTGATCGAGTCGGGGTTCGCCCCCGTGTTCAGCCCCCTGTCGGAGTCTCTCTTGAAGGCATCGGCGGACTTCGCCGCCGCACGCAAGACGGCGGACCTCTCGCCTCCCTTGGGAGTCAACGGTGGCCCTTGCAAGGTGGTGGAGCGCATCAACAACGCCATCCGCAACCCGGGGCTGCGGGAAGACCTCGTCGAGGATGCCGAGACGGGCGACCTCACGAACCAAGACGCCCGGAAGGTCTACCCGCTGACCACCGAATCGGGCTCTGGCTTCAAGAGCTTCACGATCCTGCCCCACGCCCAGTTCCGTATGGACTACAGGTCCATCACGGTGAGGGACGTGGCGGGAGCCCTCAACTCGTTCATCGCCTACGCGCAGGGGCTCCAGCAACGAGACCCTCGTGAGTACGAGGCCCTCTTGTCGCAGGACAAGATCGAGTGGGTGGACCCCAAGACCCGGCTGAAGGTGGTATTCGCCACGGACAACGGGCGCGTCGAAGTCGTCACCGTGTTCTGGAAGGGGCGGCAAGACCCGCCTCCTGCGTCCTGCGAGGAGCCTCTCATGAGAACTGCGTCTGTCCGTCGTGTCGTTGCCCAGCACACCAAGGCCCCCGATCCGCTGGAGGTCATCGCCGGGGACGTGGAGACGCTGGAGGCACTGGCGTCGGACATCCAAGCGGTGCTGGACACCTACGCGGAGACGGTGCCGATGCCCATCGTCGGGCGCATCGCGGCGCTCACCCTGCACTCGCAGACGGAGGTGTTCGCCAAGTCTGAGCATGGGATGCGACACGCCGAGCGCGTCATCGCCCACTGCCGCACCTACCTCGTCCAGCACCCCGGCGACGCCACGGTCAGCATGGCCCTGCGGGACGCCCAGATGCTCTACGAGCGGTTTGAGGCGTTCCGGGCACAGGCGCGGGAGGTGCTCTCGGCGCTCTCGCAGAAGATCATGCCCAAGGATCTCCGACTGATCTCCACCGAGGCGCGGGAGACGGTGCGAGGAGCCTTGAACTACCCGAACAGCGTGTCGGTCACCGTCCACCCGCACTTCGCCCCGGCCAAGCTGGGCGACCGCACCGTGGACGCGATGGTGTTCGACGTGTACCTCACGGCGTACCCGCTGCCCGAGCACGTCGAGGCGGGCCTCCCCGAGTACCAGCAGTTCTTGCTGACCCAGAGCACGCTGGGAGATACCTCGGTCTACCTCACGGTGATCGACCGCACGAACGAGAACGCCCCCGCCAAGCCCGTGAAGGTCACGGACGGGGAGACCGCCGCCAAGAAGATCCTCGCCGCCCTCGACGGTTGGCCGAACCTCGTTTGACCGACTATCCCCCCCACCCCGTAAGAAAAGGTTCCATCTCAATGAGCGACCAAGCACTCCGTTCCAAGATCATCCGGCTGGCTCACACCAACCCGGAGCTCCGTTCGCACCTCATGCCCCTCCTCACCAAGACGGCAGCACCCGACGCCGATTCTCTCTACGGTGCCAAAAAGAATCTGACCCGCGACCTTGGCAACGCCATCCTCAACCAATTGGATGCAGGGTTCAGGGGGGTTCTCAGGTTTGACGCCCTGAACCTCATCCCCAACTCGCTGAAGTTGGAGATCGTGGGGTACTTCTCTGACGACCCCAAAGGCAACGACTACATCTGGGTCGATGTTGACACCACAGAGAACTACACGGTGGAGTACACTTTTGGGCGTGGCGGGAAGAACGTCGCGGTGAAAGTCCCGCTGAAGTACTTCAACAACTACTGGTCTCATGTGTCCGTCCCGAAACTGGGTGCGGACATTGCCAAGTTGGTGGGTGATCGGCTGCGCGATTATCTGGCTGGAAGCTGATCTATCGCTTGAGGTGCTTCCGCCAGCACTTCAAACACGCCGGGACGTACTCCCCGCCGCCCCCCACCAGCACATCCCCGTCCTTCTTGACCCGGCACTTCGTCCGGGTGGCCTCCGCGCCGCACGCGCAGATCGCCGTGAGCTTCTCGACCCGGTCCGCGAGGCACATGAGGTGCCCCATCGGGCCGAAGGGTCCGCCCTCGCTGGTGAGATCGAGCCCCGCCGCGACGACGTGGATGCCCTGTTCGACCAGCTTCCCGACCCACAGCGGGAGGTCGATGTCGAAGAACTGGGCCTCCTCGATCACCATGAGGTCCGGGGCGGGGGAGGGCATCGCCCGGTACAGGTCTGCGGAGCTCGCCGCCGTGCGGGGTGTGACGCCCAGTGACTCCAAGGTGAGCCCGGAGTGGGTGACCACCTGCCCCTTGCTGCGGGTGTCCACCACGGGCACGACCACGTCCACGCGCTTCTTGGCCCGCAACGCCCGCGAGACGTAACGGTGCAAGGTGGTGGACTTTTCCGAGAACATTGGACCGACGATAACGGTGAGTGGCATAGGTTCCTACGGTACGCCTATCGCCCCCCTATCGTGTGAGAGACCGTCATCCGCCAGAGGACCGCTGGTGCGTTCTCGACCCCGACGACGAGTGCGAGCACAAGCACCTTCGGATCACCGCCGAGGGCATCCGTTGCTACTCCTGTGACAAGGACTTGGGGAAGGCCCTCTACAGCTACTTCCGGCGAGGTGCCGACGAGCCTCGGGACTGACGGAAGGGCAGGGTCACCCGTAGTCCGACCCCGGTGGACTTCTGTTCGGAGGGCCATCGGATGAGCAGATTCGTGACCGACCCTGCCCAACCGATGTCCCCACGGAGACGGTGCAGCGGTGGTTCCGGGGGCTTCCGACGCCTCAACCTCGCCTCACGATCTCGTCCGCCTCGGCCATCTTGGACTTGGCGATCTTCCAGACCTTCTCGGCGGCGTACCAACGCGCCCCAATGGCCTTGAGCTTGTCTCGCACGTCGTAGGTGCGGCCACGGATCGGGAGCATCTCCTCCGCGACCCCTGCGAGTGCCTTGGTCTCGTCCGCCGACAGGTACAGCACCTTGCCGTACAGGGTCAAAGGTGCCCCGCCCGTGCGGGAGGCGTAGAAGCGGCTGGCCCGCTCGTTGCGGGCCGTGTCGCCCACGAGAGGGGGTTCGAGAACCCACCATGACGAGCCGTCCGGGGCTCCGTGGGCACGGACCCCGATTGCGCCCAGAACGGTCTGCACCTCCTCGCTGGTGCCCGGTGCCGGGGACTCCACAAGGTCGCCCTCTGTCGGGATGATCGTCGCCATGCCACTCCAACGGAGCCTTGGGTGCTTCCGTAACAGGCATTACGCCCGCATGGTGTAGGGTGGGTGGCTCCCGTGGCTTTCTCTATGGTCCGCAAGGGTAGGTGACACCATGAGCTTCGGCTGGACAGGCTTCTTCCGTGCGGGCGCGTGGCGGGCCTACCGCACGTTCATTCTCAACCAACGCCGGGACGTGGTGGCGCGGCTCACGACGATCAACGCGGAGCTCGACCGCATCGGGGAGGTCCAAATTCTCTACGAGGCCAACGCCAGCAACCCGACGCGCATGACGGAGCGGCGCATCGGGCTGGACGTGACTCCCAACACGTCCATCGAAAGGTTGCTGCGGGCCTACGTCGCGATGGGCGGGAATCCCTTCGACATCTCAATGTTCTTGTCGCCCAACTCGGTGACGATGATCGAGGACGACACGACCCAGAGCCAGACCACGGACAGCAACCCCCAAGCGACCCCGGCGACCAACTTCCAAGAGACGCAGCCCTACGGGGGGATCGCAGCCTCGGGCAGCGCGGACCCCTTGGCAGGCGGCACCTACACGGGCGGGTGGCTCCCCCTGTGGCGGTACCCACCCAGACGCTTCGGGAACGCGACGAGCTACACGCAGCAGTCGGCGGACATGACCCGGACGATTCACGCCACGCGCGGGTGGGTGGCTCAAGAAATCCGCACGCTGCGGAACGACTTGGAGGCCCGGATCATCAAGCTCATGGACCTCCGCGAGCAACTCATGATCGAGCGCGACGAGCTCCTCCCCCAAGCCGTGGGCGGGTCCGTGGCCGGGTTGCAGTGGGCGAGCGACGGTGAGTTCGCGGCCAGCCACAACGTGTCGGCCATCGTGGATCGGATCGACGCCGTGTTCTACCCGAACACGCTGAACGACGGGTCTCGGAACTACAACCAGCCGCGCCAGACCGGGCCGAATCCCACGGAGCCCATGCTCCTCGACGACGCACCGAACGGCGAAGAAGACTGGACGGCAATCGGTTGAACAACGGTTTCGCCGTTATCACACGCCCCCGGTGAACCATGTCCCCCACGGTCCATCCCAACCCCCCGAAAATGGGCATTTACATCATTCGATGCAAGGCTGACGGACGTGTGTACGTCGGTCAGTCTAGGAGAATCAAGGGGAGGTGGTACGACCACTTGAAATCGTTGAGCGAGGGAAGTGGTCCTCCGAAACTTCAGAAGGCATGGGACCTGTACGGCGGGTGCCATTTTTCGTTTGAGGTTCTGGAAGAGGTCACCGACCCCTCCGACCTAGAGTCTAGGGAGCAGCATTACCTCGACACTTTCCAAGCGGCGACCCGTGGGCTGAACACTCTCCCTACGGCTGGTAGCTTCCACGGGTACACGCCTGATGAGGAGGCCCGTCGAAAAATCGGTGAAGCGTCTCGCAATCGTTCCCCCGATACTCTGTCCAAGATGAAGGCGGCTCACCTCGGCAAGAAAAGGGGTCCTCACTCAAGCGAAACCAAGGCCAAGATCAGTGCGGCACAGAAGGGTATTCCCCGGGGGCCTATGCCCCCGGAAAAGCGTGAGGCCATCAGCAAAGCCCTCAAAGGCAAGCCCCAATCACCCGCCCGTATTGCCGCTGCGGAGGCTCGACGGGGGGTGCCCCGCACGGATGACGTGCGGTTGAAAGTTAGCAACGCCAAGAAAGGTAAGCCCTTCCCAGAGGAGCAACGCATCAAGATGCTGGGCCGAACCCTCTCCGACGAGCACAAGGCCGCTATGTCTCGTGCCCGAAAAGGGGTTCCGTGGACGCAGGATCGACGGGAAGCCCAAGCGCGAAAGGCGCAGGAGAAACCCCGTGTCTCGTGATATTTGTCTGGCTTATCCCTGCCCTCACATCATCGGTGAGGAGAGGGTCACCCTCGGGGATGACCGACGCACGCTGTACACGTCCAAGCCCATCGCAGGACCGACGCTGGTGGTGGTGCGGGCGAACGACGGCACGCCTGTCTCTCCCTACACGGGGCTGGTCACCCCTGCCTCGGTGAAGTCGTACCGCCGCGAGCCCTACAAGGTCACCGTCGCCACGCGGACCTTGGTGGTGACCACGGGGGTTGGGACGGCGGCGGTGAACTTCTCGCCGGGGTACCTGTCGGCGGCGCAGGTGTCCGCTGCCATCACGTCGGCGGTGAAGGGGTTGGTGACGGTCACGTCTCCCAACGGGTACCTCGTCATCACGGACACGGCGGACCCCGGCCCGACCTCCAAGGTCCAACTGTCTGGCTCGGCGCTGGAGGCGCTGGGCTTCGACCAGCAGAGCGGCGACCGTGGCAAAACGGTGATCCCCCCGTGGAGGCTCTACTCTCGCAGCGTCGTCAACCCCGAAGACGCCGTGGACTCCCTCGGCTACTACATCGGGTTCAACGCCCCTGTCAAGCAGGGTGTGTACTTCACGGTGTCGTATCCCGTGGCTCCGAACCTGTGCCTGCGATGCCTCACCACGGAGGTCGAGAACGACTTCCGTTTCGACGCGCAGGGGGAGGCACTGGTGGTCGAGGACGAGAATCTCCTCTACCAGATGTGCCTCAAGATGATCCTCACGGAGCTCGGGTCGAACATCTACCAGCCTTGGTACGGGTCGAACCTCGCGGCCAGCATTGGTAGCAAGGTGCTGGGCGGTACGGCCATCGGGCTGAAGCAGTCGGTCAACCAAGCCCTCACGACGCTCCAGAACCTCCAGAACGCCCAGTCCAAGTACCAGCGGGTCACGGCCAAGGAGCGTCTTTTCTCCGTGGACAACATCGCCGTGGCACAATCTCCCAGTGATCCCACGACCTTCCTCATCGAGGTGGACGTGCGGAACTACTCGTCTGAACCCGTGACCATTTCCATCGTGTACACGGCCCCGGGGACGTTCGCGTTGCCGGGAACCAACCGCCTGTCTCTGGGGAACTACTGATGGCTACTTCCGTTCAGTTCCTTGGCCCCGACGATGTCCTTCGGCAGACCTCGGCGTTCTCGACCACGCAGACCACCCGGTTCTTCACGGGAGTTCTCCCCGACGACACCGTGGACGTGGAGGTGTCGATCTACGGCCAGCCGTTCACGAGCGACCCCACGCTGGCCTCCTTCTCGGGCACCGGGTTCACCATCCCGAACCCGGCGGCGTTCCCCAACGGTCTGGACCTCTTCTCGGGCGACAACACGATCCAGATCCGGGCGGTCAACCTCGCGGGCGGGCGCAGCGTCCCGGCGACGGTGGTGGTCCACCTCCTCCCCTCGGAGGAGGCCGACGTGTTCCTCCCGCCCTCGGCAATCACCATCGAGCGCCTCGACGGGGCGGTGAAGGTGACGGCAGAGGAGCTCACGGACAGCCGCATCGTCGGGTACAACTTCTACGCCTCGACGGAGTCGGGCGGCGGGGTGGCGGGCTACCGCCTCCTCAACGTGAACCGGGTCACCACGGGCGAGGATGTCCAGAACGTCACGGAGCTCTACCTCCTGTCGTCGGACAACGTGGCCCAGAGCGCCACCCCCCTCTACTACCGGGCCAAGATCGACCAAGAGGACAGCGACGCGGTGGTGTTGTCCACGGATGTCAACTCTCGGATCGAGCTCCCCAGCGGCCTCACGACCATCCGCACCGACATCGCCGTGTCCTCGGTGACCAACGTCACCTACTACAGCTTCAAGCACGTCCGCAACGCCAACGCCCTGTCGAACCCCGCGACGATCTTCAACGGGACGTTCGCGAGCACCCCGGCGACGGAGCTCCTCTACTACGTCGTCACGGCGGTCTACTACGACCCGGTCATCCAAGTCGAGTACGAGTCCTACTTCTCCTCGGAGGTGGTGGGGGCTCCCGCGCAGGTGCGCCAGCAGATCAACGGTCTCACGGCGGTGCCTCGCCAGCAGATCCTTGAGAGTGCCATTGCGACCATCTACCGCCAGAACCCGGACATCGCGGTGCAGCCCGGGTCCGTGGTGCGGGACATCTTCCTCGACCCGTTCACGACGGAGTCCGAACGGCTGCGCCTAGTCCTCGACTACACCTACCGGGCGAGCTCCTTCGACACCCTGCTCCTCGTGGACGATCCCTCGGGCTCGGGCGTGTCCACCCCGCCAGCCTCGTCGGCGTACAAGACGGCCCTCGCAGCGGCCTTCTTCTACTCCAACGTCAACGACGTGCAGAACGTCATCGACGGATCGTTCGACAAGATCGCCGCGAACTTCGGCGTCGTCCGATCCTCGGGGACCGCAGCCGTGGGCGAGGTGCGCTTCTTCACTTCTTCGCCCCCCACCCAGACGATCAACGTCCCGCTCGGCACGGTGGTCGTCGGCGGCGGCATCCAGTTCCGCACCTCCCGCTCGGCGTCGATGGACGTGAACTCCCTCGCCAGCTACTACAACCCCTCGACGAGAGAATACTCGATCACGGTCCCGGTGAAGGCGTTGTCCGTGGGCACGAACACCAACGTCGGCCCGCGACAACTCACTTCTTCCAACGTGTACGGGATGGCGGTGACCAACGACGCGGCCACCTTCGGCGGCGCGAACGTGGAGACCAACGCGCAGTTGGCGGCGAGGGCGCGGACGGCCTTGGCCTCCGTGGACACGGGCACGACGCAGGGCATCCGCCAAGTGGCGGCGGGCGTCCCGGGCACCCTCCAGAACCTCGTGGTCCGGGCGGGCGACCCGCTGATGCAGCGTGACTACGACACCACCCTCAAGCGCCACCTCGGCGGCAAGGTGGACGTGTGGGCGCGAGGCGTCCGCAACGTGACCGTGACCGACACGTTCTCGTTCACCTACGAGCGTCGCAACGACGTGCAGTTCGTGGTGATCGGGAGCCCGACCAACTACATCTTCCGGGTGGTGAGCGACGAGGTGACCCCCGACAACCCGCTCGCCCAGATGCTCGACTACCCCTCCTACGGACTCGGGCTGAAGAACGTAACAACGGGCGAGACGTTCGACCTCACGAACGTCGTCTACCTCAACTTCAACACCATCCAGCTAGACGTGACGCTGGCCCAGCCCCCGGTGACCCTCACGGACATCGTCCTCGGGGACTTCCGCTTCCGCCTCGGCAACAAGCACGTCTTCGCTCGCCAGCCCGTGAACGAGGTGCTGAACGTGACGGGCGAGGTGATCGGCCCGGTAGACATCTCGCTCTACAGCCTTGTCCACCCGGACAGCCCCTTGGGCCTCGGGAACTCGACCAAGGCGGGCGACTACCTCCAGATCAACCAGTCCACGGACCCCACGGTGGTCTCGCCCTCGGGCAACCTCATCCCCGTGGTGGACGAGCTCCACGTCGTCACGGGCTTCTACACCGAGTTCTTGTACAACCTCGGCGCGGAGACCCTCTCCATCGTGGTGAAGAGCCAGTCGGGTGCCGTGACCTACAAGGGGCCGTATGACCCCAGCGGGTCGCCCGATTACACGATCATCGAGGGGTCCAGCACCGTGGCGGCGGGCATCCGTCGCACGGAGAGCAGCGCCATCCTAGACGGGGACACGGTGACCATCTCGTACAGCTACTACGAGAACTTCGTGGTCGCGTACCAGACCAACCTCGTGACCTCGGTGCTCCAACAGGAGCTCGACGACATGGCTCACGCCACGGCGGACGTGGTGGCGAAGCAAGCGGTGCGGACGCCCGTGGACCTCACGGCGACGGTCATCCTCAAGAAGGGCTACGACCGCACCAACGTAGACATCGCCATCCGCAACAACCTCCAGTACCTCATGGGCACCCTCAAGCTCGGTGACCCGTTGCGGCGCAGTGACGTGATCGCGGAGATCGACGGGACGGAGGGCGTGTCCTACGTCGTCGTGCCGCTCACCAAGATGGTACGGGCGACGGGCTACCAGATCGTCCGCAACGACTTGGCCACGGCGACCTTCGGTGACTGCTTCCGGGTCAACGCATGGTCGAACGCCAAGTACGCCGTGTGGCTGATTATCCAAGAGCTCGACGCGCCTACGTCCACGGGGGGTGGCCCCACGAACGAGTTCCGGGGTGTGTTCCAAGACGACGCCCAACTCACCCTGCAACTGACAGCGCCGCAGAACCTCGGGCTGGCGAACGGCCAAGCCTACATCATTGGCGACGACGGGCAGGTGATCCCGGGGTACGGGACGGGCACCGGGCTCGTGAAGAACTGCGTGCTGGTGTCCCTCCCGGTGGGGGATGCCCCGTCGAACCACGCCTACTGGTGTACCTACGTCACGGCGGACGACTCGGGCGACAAGGACATCGACCCCAACTCGATGGAGTATCTCGTCTGGAACGACGTGACTTTCACTTACGACACCGACAGGTGAGACCCCAATGACCGTGAAGCTCCCGGCGCAGCCCAGCATCCTCGGCCTGTATAGGTTCTTCCCGCCGTTCGCCTACGGGCCGGAACCGCAGAACCCCGCGCCGTTCAACCTCCACGGGCAGATCGACCTCGACCGCGTGCGGACGCTGGCCGACCAGATCGTGCGGGTGTTTCTCAATTCGCTGCCCAGCAACTACGTCGCGCAGGCGAAGGGTCCGTACTACGTCCAGCAGTTCCAAGCCGTCGCGGAGGAGCTCGCCAAGATCCAAGTTCTCTTGGCCGACGCCTACGAGGACAACGACTACGATTTCACCCGCCCGGAAGTACTCTTTCAGTTCCTCGCCACGTTGGTGTTCCCCGACTCGGCCAACGAGGGACTGCCCCAGATTGACGGGGACATCAGCTACCGCGAGTTCTTGAAGCGCATGGTCGCCCTGCTCCTCCAAGGGAGCAAGGCCGTGACGCTGGTGCGGGGCCTAGAAGCCCTCACGGACGCCAACATCACCCTGCTCCAGAAGGTCAACTTCCTCTCGGAGCCGGGGGTGCTCTGGACGATGGCCGACCAGTTCACCTTTGAGGTGAGCGTCGAGAAGTACAACCGCACCCTCTCGACGACGGCGATCTCCGTCACGGAGCACTACCACACCGTCTACGTCAACGCGCTCGGCAACGGTCAGACGGTGGACCCGGTGTACGCCTCGGGGAGTGGCCCCGCCCACTACCACAGCATCGTGGACTTCGTGGTCATCGACGCGGCGGGCACGGGCCAAGCTCCGCACACGCACGACCTCCTGTCGGCGTTCCCCGACCTCCCCATCGTCCTCCAGCGCAACGTCGCCCTCGTCCTGCAAGCCCTCGATCCGGCAGCGACCCTGTACGAGTATCGCAACCTGTTCCGCGAGAACCTCCGGGGGCTCATCACCGACCAGTTGCTCTCGATGGACATGGCCTCGTACTACTACGAGGACTTTCGGCACGACTGCTCGGGCATTCGCTCCCTCACCAGCACGAACGGCGAGGTGGGGGCCGACCGCTACCTGTTCCACGACCCGACCCTCTCGTTTCGCTCGGTGCGAGTGGGCGCGGAGCTCGTCATCCCGGTGGTGCCGACCCCGGCCCCGTCCTCGCACCTCCCCCGCGAGAACCGCTACCGGGTGACAGCGGTGCGGGCCTTCCCCTACGGCGACGACCCGGTGCCGCGTGCATACACCACGTTTCCCACGGGCTTGACGGGCTACGCCACGGTGAGCGCCGGGGCGTTCACGGACACTTCCCAGAACTTCGCCCTGTGCGTCGAGGGCGAGACCCTCACGATGACGGCTGGGCCGAACGCCGGGACGTACCTCTTGGAAACGCTCCTCGGCCTCAACGGTGGCCCGGTGGGCTTCACGGGCGGGCTCCTGCCCCTCGGACCCAGCACGTCCGTGCGACCTTCGCCGTCCTACCTCCGGGTGCTCCCTCGCATCATGACCCCCGGCACGGGCATCTCCTACACCGTCGAGGTGGATCGCCTCGGCGTGCGGGTGCCCATCCCGGTGTCCAACGAGGACGTGAGCATCCAGTTCTACGGGGACGGGGTGCTGACCTTCGACTCCCTGTCCACGTCCCTCGGCCCGCTGGTGAAGCCTTGGGGCGATGGCACCCCGGCAGAAGTGGCGGACGTGACGGTGCTGTACGACGGGTCACCCGTCGCGGTGAGCGCCGTCAACCCGTACACGGGAGTCATCACCCTCGCCGCGCCCATCACGAGCTTCGCTCCGTTGGCGCACACGGTGAATGTTTCTTACAACTGGTTCCCCAGCCCCGTAGAGGGACTGAAGGGCCTCAACACCAAGGGGCTCACGCTCAACAAGTGGTCCCTGCGCCGTGGCCGGAACGCGACCACCACGGTGCTGGAGCCGTCCTCGGGCCTGTACGGGGGCCTCCCCTCGACACGCTTCCAGATGGGCGTGACCCTCGGGCGGTTCAACCGTCGCCCCCCTGCGCTCCAAATCGCCCATCGGTTCATCGGTTTTGAGAAGGGCTACACGGCAGGGCTCAACTCCCCGACGACGCTGCTGCTCAACCAAGCGCCGGGGCGGACCTCGGTCCCCTACGCCGTGGCCGACGTATCCCCGCAGAGCATCCGCTTTGAGGGCGACACGTTCCCTCCGTACCCGTGGGTGGCCGTGGGCAACGTCCAGAGCTTCGTCTCGGCGGACGGCTACTACACCCTCAACGACAATGGCCCGACGGTGGCGTACTGGAAGCGGGACTTCCCGCTGGCGACCAGCACGAACATCTCGATGGCCGCGCGTCTCCAAGTGCTGACCGACACGCCCGACGGCGTGTTCACGGGCGTGGGCTTCGGCTTCCACAACAACCAACGGCTGTTCTTCACGGGCGCACTGCGGGTGCCGAATCCGCTGACGGGCGAAGTGCTCCGTCACATCGGGATTCTCCTCCGACCGGGTGAGCTTTCCGACGTGGGTTCGTGGAAGGTGGGGCCGTCCGTCGAAGGACAGGTCCAGCCCCCGGAGTTTGGTGCGACGCAGGGCGTGGTGACCGCTCCCACGTCCAGCCTCCCGACGCTCTTGTCCGTGGGCGACAAGTTCCAAGTTCTCACGGGCACGCAGACGGGTGTCTACACGGTCGAGGACTACTACCAGTCCTCCAAGGGCATCACCTACTTGGTGGTCTCCCCCATGTTCCCGGCGAACCCCGAACTGCTCGGCAACCGGGACGTGACCCTCTACTTCGACACGGCTTGGGACACGGGTCTCTCGACGTGGCGCATGTACGCGAACACCCGCAGTCAGTCAGTCTCCGTGGTCTTCGGCGGCAAATCCGGCTCGACCACCTCGGTAGGGACGAGCATCGTGGCCTCCCCCGCCTACCTCGGCCCGGACATCCTCCCAGAGGGCTATGGCCGCATGGTATGGGGGAGCATCGACCGGGCGGCGGTCAACGGGACCGTGTGGGACTTCGTCCGTGGGGCGAGCCAGCCCGACGGCGCGTACACCTACTCTCGCGGGACGGTGGTGGACGCCCAGTGGGCCAAGGCCACGGTGAGGGTCTCCGTGCCCCTTCCCGGGGACACCGTCACCATCGACGCCTCGGCGGCACCGTTGTTTGGCCCGGTGGTCACGCTCACGGCGGGGACCAACTTCGCCATCGGGGCGTCGGTGGCCGAGACCACCGAGAACTTGGCAGCGGCGATCAACGCCAGCATCCTCGCCCCCAACTACCTGTCGGCCACGAGCGCGGCGTCCATCGTCACTCTTGCGACGAACGCCAGTGGTTCTCCCGGTGGCAACATCACGGTCACGTCGGTCAGCGGCGGACGCTTGGTGCCCTCGGGCTTCACGGGGACGGCCACGGACCCGGAGTACGGGGATTGGTACCTCGCCACGCCCTTCGGAGACACCCGGGCATCGGGAGACACCGTAGCGATCACCAGCACCCCGGCGGATGCAGGGCTCGGCACTTCCTACGGCTACGGGTACACGGACCCGTTCCTCAATGGGCGGCGCGTCTCCGCGCTCGACGGCAAGTTCGCCGTGGAGCGAGACACAGCGGGCGTGGGAGGTGCGACCCTCGTGCTTCGGGACACGCACCGCGAGGCGCGAGTGGCGACCCTTCGGTACCAAGACCGTGGCGTCCTCGGGAAGCTCATCTACCGCCTCGACACGGTATCCTTGGTGGGCTCCATCCCGTACTACCAACAGGGGTGGAGTGGCAGCGCGGGGAACGCCTTCCCGAACGGCCCGGAGATGCTCCTCGTGGGGGACGGGGCGAACGCTTGGTCGTTCCAACGCACGCTGGTGCCCCACTACTCACCGTGCGTCGGGCGGTTCTTGGAGTTCCGCGTCGCCATCACGAGCTACACCTTCGATGGGTCTGGGCGGTGTGGCTTCGCCTTCGCTGGCACCTTCGGCGGCAACGCCGTGTACCTCGACTTCCGGGCCACGGGTGTTGTCCTCTCTCCTGCCCCCAACGGAGGCGCAGTCGTCGTCGTAACAATCCCGTGGGAGGATGGTGAGGCTCGGACCTACCGACTCGTCCACAACGTGGCGGCGGGCACGATTGACCTGTTCATCGAGGGGACGCTCCAAGCCACGGTGCTCGTCACCGCCTTCGGTGGCGGCGGGGGCCAAGTCGAAGTTCTCTACGACGCCCCGGCAGGCGGGACGTTCAACGCCTCTCTTCGGAGCGTCTGCTACGGCGGCACCGACGAGGGGATTCCCGACCTCTACCGCACGATGGGCCTTCACGCCGGGGGCGACGAGGGAGACATCGACAACTGGGTGCTGCCTCGCACGGACGGGATGAACGTCCCGAACAGCGACCCCGCCTCGACTATCACCTCGATGGACTGGACGGCCCGGTGCTGGGTGCGGGTGTTCCTCGACCCGACCTTCGGCGCGGCGCTCATCCGTCCCGACCTCACGGCTCCTCCCGGGTACACGGGGGACTTCGCCACGCAGTCAATGGACCCAAGTGCCGGGTGGGTGCGGCTGGAGTATCCCAAGCTCCCGAGGGTGACCCCCACGGAGAAGTTTGGGGCGGCACGCTTCGGTGCCCTCAATCCCTCGGGCTCGGTGCTCTCGACGTGGGACGACGTGCGGTACCGGGTGTTCACCAACACCTCGGTGGACTACAGCGCGCCGCAGGGGATGGTCCTCAACCGCTGGAACGTCATCACCTCGGGGGACTACCTCAAGGACACGACGCCTCAAGAAGTGGTGGTGTCCAGCGTCACCCTGTTCCGGGTGTCGCTCCGACCGTGCCACATCTTCGCGGACCGGGTGTTCGCCGTGCGTGTGGACGGTGTGACCCTCCCGCAGAACCTCTGGCGGTTCAACAAGGACAGCCAAGAGATCACGCTCTCGGTGGCCCTGCCGACCCGGAACCACCCGGTGAACGTGGTGTTCGCCCCGGCGCGGCCCGTCACCAACACCTACCTCCAGACGCAACCGTTCCCAGAGTCGCAGACGATTCTGAACGAGGGGACGCCGACGTTCCAGCAGTCCCAGACGGGCACCACGACCCCCACGCTGACGATCCCCACGGACATCGCCTCGACGGCCTCGGGAGACGGTGGCCCGACGCCAGCCCTCCCCGCCCCGGTGGGGACTGCCGTCCCGCTCGACCCCGACTACGGCTTCCGAGACCAGTACCTCGTGCGCCGCTTCGACGACGACCCGGAGTACCTGTACGAACGCTTGGAGTTCTTCCAGATCGGGAACGGCGGGCAGAGCGGGCGTCTCTCGGCCTACTGCGAGGGTGGCCCCGGCCCGGACGGGACGTGGGGCACGACGGAGTTCACCTTCGCGGGCAGCTACCTCAACGACAACTACTCGGGGATGATCCGCCCTCCCGTGGGCGTCCGTCCCGGCTCCTACCGCTACGCCCTGTTCGCGTCGGGCAACGGTTTCAACGGCGGCGTGCTCGGCACCTACTCGTTCACCAACCCGGTCACGGGCGTGGTCGCGCCGTTCTCGGGACAGGTGTCTCCGACGACGACTGCCGAACCTCGGATGCTCTACGCCGTCGGTCCCTCGGAGGGCGTGGTGCGCGGCACCGACAACGGGACCGCTTTCCGCGAGACCCTCTTCGTCCTGCGAACGGGCGCGGCACCGGGAGTGGTCACCGTCTGGGTGGACGGGAGCCAGCAACAGGTGTGGGGCTGACCGCTAGATGGTCTATCCCCTCACGCCATTGAGGCACCGTGAGCGACAATCTTCGATCCAAGGTCATCCGGTTGGCCCATGCCAATCCGGCTCTCCGTCCACATCTCCTACCCCTCCTCAAGACGGCGGCAGTCACGACCAACCCCAGCGTCTCCCTGTGGTCGAAGGCTGACCGCACCTACGCGATCAAGCTGGTCACTCGGAAGGGGGAGACTCTCTGGACGGGGGATGGCTGGAAGCACTCGATGGATTTTTCGAGAGACGACACCCCCGTTCTGTTTGCCTCAGAGGCGGACGCACGGAAGGAGCTCGTCACGAAAGCTCTGCCTTACATCGCTCGGTGGCAACCCGGTTACTGGGAGGACTTCGTGCGAGGCTGGGAAGTTCCCAGTGGCATGACCCCAAGGTGACGGGCGCTCCCCCGGTAGCGTATCCCGCCTATAACCAGAGGTGGGTATGCGTCACGAGGACAATTTCAACACGCCCCGGGAGGCCCTCAAGTCGGGCTTCAGCTTCGGCCACACGGACGGAGTGATTTCCCTTCGCGGGACGTACATCATCGAGCTCACGGACGCCGACACGGGCGAGGTGCTGGACCACCGCGAGAAGTCGAACATCGTCACGCTGGACGGTGGCATCCTCGTCGCGATTCTCCTCGCGTCGGGCGCGTCTCCCACCCCCCTGTACCAAGGCGGGCTGACGATGCTCGCCGTGGGCACGGGAGCCACGGGACCGCTGCTCAACCCGGACGCGCCCGACCCCCGGCAACGGCGGCTCAACAGCGAGCTCGCCCGTAAGCCGTTCTCGCCGCCGCAGTTCCGTAGCTCTACGGGTGCGGCGGTTAGCTACCCGACGAACGTGGTGGACTTCACGGCGACATTCGGGGCCAGCGAGGCTGTGGGTCCGCTCAACGAGATGGGGCTCATCCGCGCCGGGTCCACGAACCCGCTGGTGACCAACCCGGTCCCGGCGGTATTCCCGACCTACGATCCGACGATCCCCCTCAACCCGGCCCCCGCTGCACCGCTGGACATCTTGGCGAACTACACGACCTTTCAAATCGTGGGAAAGCCCGCGAACTCGCTGCTCACGATCACATGGAGGCTCACGACGTGAGCTTGAGGGTCTCTTCCCACACCCTCAAACGCTCGGGAGCCATGTGAAGAACAACAAGCTATACGTCCTCGACACGTCCGTCCTCGTCCACGACCCAGAGTCACTACGAGCGTTCCGCGACACCTCCGTCGCCATCCCAATCTTCGTGGTGATGGAGCTCGACGACCTCAAGGTGAGTCAGCGCCGGGAGGTAGCGAGCTCGGCCCGCGTGGCGTCTCGCCGCATCGCCAGCATCATCGCGCAGGGTGACGTGAACAGCCCGGATGGCATCGCGGAGGCCAAGACCGGGAGCACGTTCTACGTCGTCGGGCAGGACGAGCACTTCGAGAGCCTGCAAAACACCACCTTGTCTCGCAAGATGGACTTGCTCATCCTCGGGAGCGCCCTCGTCCTCCAAGAGCGGTTCAAGGACAAGGTGGTGGTGCTGGTCACCAAGGACGTGAACCTCCGCATCCTCGCTGCTGCCAAGGGGGTGAAGGCAGAGGACTACCGGAAAGACCGGGTGGACCCGAACGACGTTCCCTCGGGCGTCCATGAGCGGGTGCTCACGGACCCGGATGCTCTTCAGCCCTTCTACGGAGCCGACCCGCCGGATGTAATCGACGGAGTGAACCTCGCCGGGGTGCGGCCCAACGAGTTCATCAAGTTCTCGGAAGTGGACGGGTCTCACCGCCTGTTCCGCTGGACGGGCTCGGCCCTTCGTACCATCGGGAAGTGGCGGTTGAAGTTCGACGCCCGGAACGACGGGCAGCGCATGGCCCTCGACCTGCTCATGGACCCCAAGGTCAGCTTGGTGGTGCTGCTCGGCGCAGCGGGCACGGGCAAAACGCTCATGGCTCTCATGGCGGGGGTCTCCCAGCTAGACCGCCAGTACGACAAGATCATCCTGTCCAAGCCCGTGGTGCCGATGGGGCGCGATCTTGGATTTCTCCCGGGGAGCGAGGCCGAGAAGCTCCACCCGTGGATGATGTCCTTCTTCGACAACCTCGACCAACTGTTCGCCACGGACAAGAAGGACAACGCCCGCAAGGGCGTCAAGGAGAAGAACTGGGAGCAACTGGTGCAGTCGGGGCAGGTGGAAATCCAACCCATGCACTCGATCCGTGGGCGGTCGATCCCCCGCGCGTTCATGCTCTTCGACGAGATTCAGAATGCCACGCCCCACGAGGTCAAGACCGTGGTGAGTCGTGCCGCGACGGGCACCAAGGTGGTGCTGTGCGGTGACCCCTCGCAGATCGACGACCCGTTCTTGGACGCTTTCAGCAACGGGTTGGTCCATGCCGCCAAAGCCACTCGGGAGAGCCCCCTCGCGGGGGCCGTCTACCTCGGGGAGGGTGTCCGTAGCCCGCTCGCGGACCTCGCGGCGAAGCTGATGTAGTGTCGTGGACGGCTAGAAAGCCTATCCCCCCCGGCTAGGCGAAGGCGACGAGAAATGCCCCTATTCAACCGCTATCTCAATCTCCCCGCCGTCCCTTCGTCGGTATCCCGCGACTTGACGCCCGCCGATTACTCGTGGGACGCGGTGGTGTACCAAGCGGGGCGTCCGATCCTCGACGCGGAGCTCAACCTCTCGCAGGACGCCAGCGAGTACAACCGGGTGCTTCTCTCGGGCTCGGTGCTCCCCTCGGGGTTCATCCGTAGGCAGGGGATCACCTCGGCGCTTGGGGACTACGGATTCAGCCCTGCGTTTCCTGCTGACACCTTCGCCCTCTCCCGCCTCCTCGCCAACGTGGCGGGGATGCCCGTGGTGGTCGAGTACACCAACACCACGACGGCGGGACAGAACCTCATCACGCTCCCCCCGGCAGACCCTTCCTCGGGTCTGCCCCCGGACATCAAGCGCACGGACTTCGTGTTCTTGGAGGTGTGGCGCGCACAGGTGGCACCGTCGCCCCGCGCCTACGGGTATGTCCAGATCGCCAACGCCCCGTTCTCGATTTCTGCGGGGGACACCGTCACCCTCAACACGGGCGCGATTGGTGGCCCCACCGTGACCTTCACAGCGGTCGTGGGTGTGCCGGGGGCGAACCAGTTCCAGATCGGCGCGAACGCGGACGTGACGGGGATCAACCTCGCGGCGGCAATCGATGCCAGTGCGCTGTACCCGAACTTCGCCGTGGCGAACGCCCACAGTTCCAGCATCGTGCAGATCACGGCAGGGGCGGGCGGGGCCGTGGGCAACGGCGTCACCCTCGCGAGGGCGGAAGCGGTCTTGGGCTCCATCGTCCTGTCGGGGCCGAACCTCACGGGTGGCGCGGACCGTCCGAACAAGCCGACGCAGGACACCATCTACCGTCACGGCAACGTGGAGTCCCCCTCGGGTGTGGACCTCGCGGACAACTTGGTGGACCCGGCGCTGAACCAAGAGAGCACCCAGCGGGTGCAGGTCCAGTACCGTCTCCGTGTCTACGGAGACGTGCTCTTGGGTGTAAGCCCGAAAACGCAGCCCGACGGGTTCAGCAACATCAGCGTCCTCGCGCAGGGCACCCAAGGGGCTCCCGTGGCGGGCTATCCGTTCGTGCCTGCGGACGGTAGCACCATCAACCTCAACTCGGACGCCTCGGCCTACGGCTTCGTGGACAACGGTCTGTACATCGCCGGGGACGGGAGTTCTGGTGCGGCCACGGCGCTCGGGACGGCGGACGGGTTCGTGTACGCGATCCCGGTCTGCTTCGTGTTCCGACGCAATGATGCCTCCCTCACGGGTGGGTTCAACCCGACGACGAACGTGAACGGGGGCATTTCTGCCTCGCACCTCGGGTTCAACAACACGCACCTCGACAGCGCGGGTCCAGTGGCCATCGTGGCGACCAAGTCAGATCGCCCGGACGGTCTGTTCCACGACCTCATCAGTGCGGTGGACATCCTCGACCTCCGTCGCCACGTCACCCCGCCGGGGTACGACTACGCCTCGGAGCTCAAGGCCCAGACGCAGTCTCTCCTCGACGCCACCAACCTCACTTGGCAGGTGGACGCCTCGGACATGGGGACCATCGGGAGCGGCTCGGGAGGTCAGTCCACCACCCCAATGGTGTGCGACGAGGTCGCCCGCTTCGGAGACCCGAACGCCAACGTCTTCGGCAAGCGCATCCGGGGCTTCGACCACATCGCGCGGCGCTTCGGGTCACAGCCCGTCGTCGAGCGGGTGGTGTTTGAGGTGCTCCCGAACGCTGGTCCGTACCCCACGGGATTCACGGTCGTCAATGCCTCACTCACGGGCTGGACGGAGGGCGACACCATCGCCCTCGACTTCGGGGCGCTCCTCACCTCGTCCCTCCAAGATTGGACCGTGGCACCCGCACCGAACACGGTGGCAGGGAGTTGGCCCGTGGGCACCCGCGTGACCGACGTACTGGTGAGCTACCACGACGACGGGCACAGCACCGTCCCGGTCAACCAAGAGGTGCAGTTCTCCAGCGTGACCGGGGTAGGGACGAACGTCGTCACCGTGACCCTCGACGCCAACCTCCAGACCGTGAACGTACCGGGCTCGGGCACCGTGTTGGTGGACGTGGCACCGGGGGGCAACGGCTCGCGGCGGCGCGTCTTCCTTGAGCTTGAGGTCACCTACCCCACGGGCGCGGGGCTCACTCGCACGCCCCGTGCTGCGCTCACCCCCGACACGGGCACGGGTTACGCGCCGTATGACGGCGGGGCCATCGTCCAGTACGACGCGGCGCAGAGGCCGACGGAGATGGACCCGGTGTGGGTGCCCCGGCCCAAGTTCCGGGTTCCGTTCCGCGAGGTGCTGCTGGAGCAGAAGTCCAACAGCATCACGGACACCCTCGTCACCCGGTCCACCGGCATGTTCGCCAGCATCGTGATAACCCCGCGCCGCATCCAGACGCTCACGGGACTCACCGTGGATGGCAACCCTCCAGTGAGTGTCACTCTCGGGAGCTCGGAGCGGAAGATCACCAGCAACCCGGCGGCGGGTGCCCAAGTCCCCGTGGTGGTGAACTACGTCCCGCAAGACCCGATTCCCGACGCGGGCACGGGGTACCGCCTCGACGTGTACTACCAGACGACTGCGCCGCAGACATGCGGCGTCCAGACAGGGGCGGTGCCCACGAGCCTCCTGCCGGAAGGGCTGGTGCTGGAGCCCCTGTCGGTGTCGAACCATCTCTGGACGGCCCAGACGGGGGCGGGCAGTGCAGAACTCGCCTTCCCCTACGCGGTGCCCCTCGACCCCATCCCTACGCCCAACGTGGGCTTGGTGTTCCCGCAGGAGTGGTACTTCGCGGCGACGGCGACGGTCTCGGTGAGTGACTTCAGCGCCGACACCGGGTCGCTCACCTTGCACTCGATGGTCCCGATGGACGGGTCGGACCTCGTGACCCTTGGCAGCGCCGTGGCGGGTCGAGGGACGGCCATCGACGCCGAGTTCCGGGCGTTCTACGACTACGCCAACCACCTCGGTTACAAGCCGACGGCGATGACGCAGCCGCTCTCCGGGGCAGTGAGGCACAAGACCTTCACGACCATGCTGGCCCGTGTGCCTTCCACAGGCGTGACGAGCCTCTTGTTCCGCCCCGGCGAGCTCGTGCTCGTGGTGTTCTCTCGTTTCGCGGCCCTCGACCCCGACAACAAGGTGGCCGTGGCAGACCCCTTGATCGGCCCACCTGTCTCGGTGGTCGGGGTGTTTCGTACCAAGAACCTCCTTCTCTCCGCAGGGAACTGACCATGCCCCGTACCAATGACCCCCTCGGCATCCTCACGGGCGGTGGCCTCGCCTCTCCCGGCTCGGTCAGCCCCTCGTCCTTCACTCCCGGCGAGGTGGGTCCAGCGTCGAGTTCTCTGGCGGCGCACGTTGACAACCCCTCGGGGGCGCACCCGGCGACGGCCATCTCGACCGTGGACCTGTACGACAGGTACACGGGGATGAACGTCCAAGTGTCCCTCGACGACCTCGCCGCGCTCATCCCGCCTCCGATGGGTGGTGTGGGGAGCTCGGGTGTCGCGTGGCTCGGGAGCACCAACTCGGGCGTGCCCGACTGGGGCATCCTCAAGCTCTGGGACGGCATCCTCCCTTTCACGGGCAACCCAGCGGCGGACGCCCGCGCCGTCTACCCCTACTACTACCGGGCACCCGTCAACGCCACGGGCGCGGGCATCTCGGGGACGGGCGTGGACGCGGCCACGGACCCCACGTTCAACGTGCTCGACGGTGTGTACACGGGCGGCGGTGACGGCAAGACCCACGCGGGCTTCGCGACGATCAGCGTGGGAGGGTCCACCATTGGATTCCCGTCGTGGAACATCATGTCCGCCGTGGCAGACCCCGCAGCGGTCGTCTCGGGGATCGTGTCTCCCGCTGACCGTGGAGTCCTCGCCCTCGTGAAGTGGCCCTCGGGCGAGAACCCGCAGCCCTCGGCGGCGGCGAGCGTGGCCGACGTGCAGAACGTCGTTGTCGCGGCGGTCCTGCTCGGCAAGGGAATTCTCGACAACGGGTGCGACGGCGAGCCGGGGGGGATCTTCACGGAGGTCTCGGGCGGCACTCGCGCCTCGGCGTTCATCACGAACAACACCAACCCCGCTGCCCCGTACCAGATTCTCGTGGACCTGTCGGGACTCCCGGGCGGGCCTGCCGCGCCCGTGACGTTCACGGCGACGGCGGTTGCTCCGACGAACGCCTACGAGTTCCAAGTTCTCGGGTCGAACATCTTGACCTCGGAGAGCTTCGCCCTCGCCCTCAACAACCTGTACTTCCCGGCCCTCATCGCGGCACTGCCCACGGGCGGCGGCACCGTGAAGATCATCCCCGTCGCGACGGGGACCGTCGGCAACAGCATCAGCCTCCTCGACCTCGGGACTGCACCGGGCGACTTCACCATTGTGAATGGGGCGGGCGGCACGGATGCTCCTGCGAGCCCGTACAACTTCGCGGGCCGTGCGGCGGGGCAATACAACCTCGATGAGATCCACACGGGGCTCTCGACCACGACAGGTGAAGACCCGTTCTTCAACCCCGCAGCGGGACAGGTGCGGCTCCTCACGGACCCGGCGGCGGTGACGTTCTCTCCCGCCACGACTTTGGGCGGACTCCCCATCCTCGGCGCGACCGACAACGCCATCGGAACGGCCACCTCCCTGCCGGGATTTTCGTTCAGCACCGGGGGCGGGGGCACGGCGGGCAACTTCCTCGCGTACCGACTGCCGTACCTCAAGGACTACTCGGCGGCTTCGGGGCTGGTCTACACCCCGGCGACGGAGAAGTCCCGGTTCACGAGCCCCATCGCACCCGCCAGCGTACCCTTCCTTGACCCGGCGGGCGACTACGACGACTTCGCGGCGGACTTCTGGGGCTTCCAACTTGCCCGCTACCGTCACCGCTTCGTGCTGGCGACGGGGGCGGCAATCACTCGCACCGACGACAGCTACGCCCTCGTTCACTTCAAGAAGGAAGCGTACTTCGAGAACTTTGCCGTCAACGGGGTAGTCCCCACGAACGACCAAGTGTACTCGGTCAACCTCGTCAAGTGGACGGGCGTGACCCCCAACTACGACGTGCTCCAGAACCTCGTCGAGATCACTACCCTGCCCACGGCCTCGGTGGCGAGCCCGGTCAACCGCTCGGAGGTCATCGAAGACAACAGCGGCATGGTCACCCCCACCAGCGTCACCTTGGACGTGACCTACGTCAACGGTGGTCAACTGACCTTCTACTCGGGCATCGGGTACTACGTTCCCATCGACCGCACGACGGCGAACGACCCGAATTTCGGGATCGACGTGCTCGACCTTGAGGTGACCAACGTCTTCGCGGACAGCTACCGAACCCACGATGTGATTCCCACGGGGGGGACGCTCGCAGGTGACTCGCGGAAGTACGCACTCAATCAGAACTTGGCCTTCCTGTCCCTCTCCCCGTTCAGCTACGAGGGCACGGAGAACCCTGCTGCTGGAGGCATCTCCTCGGCTCTTCCCGTGTTTTTTGGTGGACTTGGCGAGTACCGCCGCCAGAGGATTGAGTTTGGCTACGCCGACGTAGCTGGGAACTCCCTCGACCCCTTTGCACCCGCCAGTCCCGACCCCCTTCGGTACACCTTCAGTGCGGCTGGAAACGTGCTGAACTCGATTCGATTCTCGGGAGATGCGGTCACCCCGGCATTCACCACGGACGCGAAGGCGCGGCTGTTCGTGCGGCGGCTCCTCGACGTAGATGGCACCACGGGCTATCCCCTCCCCTACTCTGGTGGCACGGGTGTTCCCGCGCGAGGCTTCACCCTCGCCAATACCACGGGCAAGGCGGTGTTGTTCCACTCAATGCGGGAGGACAACACGGCGGCGCTGGTGCCGTATGGCAATCCCGACGACGTAACTCGGGCCACGCTCAATGCCCCCAAGGACGTATCGGAGCGGTTCTTGGACGAGGTCTACCGCTACCCGGTGAACTGGTTCCCGCTGGGCCTCCCAGACAACTTGCAACTGCAAGGGCCGGGACTGCCCAGTGGTCCCGCGCCCATCTCGGTCCCCGTGAGGCCCGTGAATGGCGACCCCAACTATCCCGGCTGGTACTTCCAAGGTGTCAACATGGTGAACCTCGCCACGGTCACCGTCAACGAGCTCCAAGTCGCTGGCCTCCCCCCGCGCAACCCGGAGTACACGGAGGGACTGACTTCTCCGTTCCCGTCGCGCGGGGTGCTCATCTACCCGCAGACGAACTATGCTGTTGGGTACGCCCCGGCGGGACTAAACTACTCGGTGTGCGTGAATGACCGGGCTTACAACCGGGCGTTCGACGCGGGTGCGGGCAACGCAGGTGCCTCCACGGTGAACTTCCGCCTGTGGGGCGTGGACATCCTCGACTTCCAGTACACGCCCCCCACCGCGCCGGGAGCCACGGGCATGGCCGTGATGGTCAAGGTGCCGGGGCTCACGACGTGGATGGACGCGGGACGCCCCGACGGTGCTGGCCCGTCCAAGCAAGACCTCGCCCTCGACGGTGCCGGGTGCTTGGTGACTTCTGCCACGGGTACCGACACCGCGTCGCAGATCCATTACACGGACATCACGGTGAACCTGTCGCCCGCCGCCCTGTTCATCAACGGCGAGGGCAAGTGCCCCGTGCTGGTGAAGATCATCATCAAGGTCAACGTGACGGGCAAGGCGCTGAACTTCGCGAACGTCTCCGCGACGTTCGCGACGAGCTTGTGCCGTGGCCTCGTCGGCATCGACATCAACCCGTGACCGCTACCGGGTCTATCAAAGGAAAGACGTAGGAGACCTCACCGTGACCACCCTTCGCACCAAGCTGATCCGTCTCGCCCACGAGACGCCCGGGCTGCGCTCCCACCTTCTTCCGCTGCTGAAGGAAGCGGCGTCGCCCCTCGACCGGGTGCGGAAGCACACCCTCATGCCCAAGGGCGTGAAGGTCCCTCGGATGCGGGCGCAGGAGAACGTCGCGGACCCCATCGCCTACGTCAAGCTCTTCTCCCCGTACAGCGGGGCGACTTGGTACATCACCGAGTGGGACGGGGCGGACGAGATGTTTGGCTGGGCGGACCTCGGCCACGGTGGTGGTGAGCTCGGCTACATCTCCCTGTCGGAACTGGAGAACGCGAACCGTCGCGGGCTCCCGCTGGTCGAGCGCGACTTGTACTTCAAGCCCACCCTCCTGTCGAAGCTCACGGGCTGACGGGTTCCCTCACCCCGTAGACACGGGGCTTGTCCTCGGGCGCACCGCTCCCGACCCACACGGGGGCGATCCACTTCAGCGACGACTTCCGCAGCGCGGCGTCGATCTTCTCGCCAGCCTCGGTCTTTCGCGGCCCCACCCGGTAGGTGTGCCAATGGCCCCGGCGAACGTGGCCCTTCACGGAGCGCGTGCCCGTGAGGTCGGTTTCACTTCCCGCGCTTGTTTCGATGGTGGGGCCGATCCACGTCACCCGGTACTTGGGCAGGTTGTCGAGGTCGCGCCCTAGCTTCTTGGCGTCCTTGCCGTTCTTGTGCTTCTTGCGGGCGAGGGCTTGCTCAAGCTCCTTGCGCTGGGCCTCGTTGTCGGAGGTCTTGGTCTCGCAAGATGTGCTGTTGATGTAGAGCAGGGTGTTGATGGCGATCCGCAGGAACGCCTTGACCTGACCCTTCACCTCCCGCGCGAGCTCTTCGGATTGAGGGATGTTCGCGAGCCGGTCGCTGATGTTCGCGTGGCGGTTGTCCAGAACCCCGTTCACCCGCGCGTCGAGGTCCATGCGGGTGACGGCGGATTCCAGTTCGATGTTCCGCAGGGTGCCCTCGCGGAGCTCGTTGTCGTCGAGGCGGCTTTCAAGGTCGCTGTCGAGGTTGACCGTCGCGCCGCTGCCGATCTTCATGGCGAACCAGAACGTCGCATCATCCGTGGGGGCCTTCGACCGTTCGTTGGCCGCGCCCCAGATGAGCATGGAGAGCACCCCCGGCTCCGTGGGTTCCTCCATGATGTAGGCACCCTCGACCCGGTGCCAGCCCGTGTCACTACCGCCCCAGAGCTTGATCTTGCTTCCCGGCGTGGCGAGGTAGAAGCAGGAGTGCGGGAACCGAACGTGCTCCGGGCTCACCTCGGACAACGAGGTGTTGGCGAACGCCTCCTGCATCCGGGGACCCAGCACCACCACTTGTTGGCCCGTGCGTTCGTAGGCGATGGCCGAACGCATCATGTTGTAGGTGGTGCTGTACGCACTCACCGTCTGCGCGGGCAGGGGGTTGTCGCCCCGCTCGTTGAAGGGATCGTGGAGGATCTTCGACTTCAGGTCCTCGGGGAACACCCGCAGCGGGTTGCGCGGGTCGCGCCGGATCATCTCGTAGTGGACGACGGGGCGGGGGAGGGCGGCGGTCATGACCGCACCACGGAGGCGAGGGTCACGGTGTAACCGGGGATCGTCATGCCCAGCCTTACGCCCGCACCCCCACGAGAAATCGGGTTTTCCACGAGGCGCGACGAATCTTGGTTACGACCGTCGCCCCGGCTCCGTGGGAAGGGCATGAACGCTCCCTCTTTCACCTTCGCCCTTCGCGACAACCTCGTTTCCATCGGCCTCACGGAGGATGGCGACGAGCGGGTCGGCCACCTCTGGTTCGTGATCGCGGAGGAGACGGCGACGGGGCGGCGCTTCGCCCACGACTACACGGAGGTCACCGCTTGGAGCGAAGTGCCCGACGTGTTTGCGGGTCTCCTCGCCCGCATCGAAGCCTCGGGGATCAACCCCAATGGTCGCCGTCACTGGCGGGAGATCGAGCCCGCCTACGGTGCTCCCTCTTGGGCGGCTTGGGATCGCGACCTCGCGGAGCGTGAGCGGGCGGACGAGCGCGCTGGCCTTCGCTGACAGTCTCTCCCGGCCTCGTAGGCGCTTCACCAGCCTCTCGGCCCGCTGGGCATCACCCCTCCCGTCAAACGGCCCGTACACCGCCCCAAGCTCCCACGGTCGCCACCGCTGGGTGAACCGGGCACCCCCAGAAAGTTCTCCGTTGTGCTGCCGCACCCGGCGCTCCACGTCATTGGTGCAGCCGACGTAGGTGACAGCCCGAACGGTGCTGGTGAGGACGTAGACATGCCACACGTCGTTGGTCCCTTTATATCTGCGGGATGTGAGAGGAATGCCCATGTCAACACTCCGTTCCAAGCTGATCCGTCTGGCCCATCAGCAGCCCGCCCTTCGCCCTCACCTCCTGCCCATCCTCAAGAAGACGGCGGGGGCCACGGAAGGTGTCTTCGTCGGTGACGGGTGGCGTCTGACGTGGAACCCCTACGAGTTCAAGCTGGAGGAGCTCCCGGCCAAGGGGAAGCGCAAGCTCCGCGTGTCCGAGTTGCGGAACCCCTACTTCTCCACGAAGTTCGATGCGTGGATGCCCATCAACCTCATCCGCCACTACGGCAAGATTTCCGCGATGGACTCGTTCGACACGATCAAGGACAAGATCTTCGGCGCGATGACCAGCGAGAAGGTGCTTGCCGACGTGCGAGCCCACGCCACGCCGGGGTACGACCCGATGCGAGACCTCTCTGGCGTGAAGTGGTACGACGACCTCGTGAACTACCTCTCGGTGGTGCCCGAGAACGTCGAGCCCATCACGGTGTACGGCAAGAACTTCTCGGTGAAGGCCGAGTGGCTGGAGTTCAAGTCCTACTCGCCCAACAGCGATTTTGAGCAGTCGGACCCGCACTACACCATCATCAAGTCGTCGTCCGCCACGGCGGCTCGGAAGTTCTACCAGATGCTCACGGCCAGCCCGGACGCGCTGAAGGGCATCTCTTGGGACGACTTCGACGACTGGCTCAAGGCCAACAAGATCAACTACAAGTACGAGTTCTCCGTCTGGCACTGACCCGCCGTTTCCCGCCTTATCCCCCCGCTAGGGTATGTCCCTGTACCCGCAGCCGCCGCTGAACACGATGGTCGTGTCGCCCTTCGGCAAGGGCGTCTTCGACATCCGCTGGGACGACCCCTCGCTCATCGGGGCGAACACGGCCTACAACGTGGTGGGCGTCAACGTCTACCGCTCGGAGGCGAGCGACCGAGGGCCGTTCAAGCGCCTCAACAGCTACCCGGTGTCGGGGACGTTCTACCGGGACTTCACGGACATCGCGCAGGTAGCCAACGAGGTCATCCCGTGGGACGGCGGGTGGCAGTCCCGGGGCGACGCGCCGAACGTGGCCCGCTGGACGTTCAAGACCCGCCATCCGATCTTCAAGCCCCGGTCGCAAGGGGTGCCTGCGAACTCCCCGGAGGACGTGCTGGTCACCATCGACGGCGTGCCCGCTTGGGTGGGCTCGGTGTTTGGCCAGACGGGAGAAATCACCCTCCAGACGCAGGTGGACATCGACCCCCGCAACGACCGCAACGTCGAGGCCCCGCTCCCCGGCCCGGACAGCGCCGTGGTGGTCAGCTACTACACGGCGAGGAACATCCTGTTCCCGAACACGATGATCGACCGCAAGCTGTTCTACCGGGTGACCACGGTAGCCGTGTGTGAAGGCTCGACCACTGGGTACATCGAGACGCCCCTCGACCAGACCATGCCCGCCAGCGACACGCAGATCGAGCAGCTAGACTACATCTGGCGGGAGGCCATGCGCCGGAACCGTTGGATCTTGGAGCAGGGCGGCGAGCGTGTGAAGCTCTTCGTCCAGAAGGTCAGCGGGATGCCCTGTCCGTGCTCGGGAGAAATCGACCCGCAGTCCCGGGCGTACAGCAAGCAGCCCAGCAACCGCTGCAAGGTGTGCTACGGGACGGGCTTCATCGGCGGGTACGAAGGCCCCTACGACATTCTCGTAGCGCCCGACGACGCCGAGAAGAAGATCAGCCAGACGATCACGGGTCGCCGCAAGGAGCACAGCTACGAGGTGTGGATGAGCTTCTCGCCCATCATCTCGATGAGGGACTTCATCCTCAAGCAGAACAACGAGCGGTACTCCGTCGGCCCGGTGCGTCGCCCCACAAACCGTGGGAACGTGATGCAGCAGCATTTCAACATCCAGTACCTCGACCCGAACGACATTCGGTACGACGTGCCCGTGGAGATCGTGCTGGCCTCGCCCAATCTCCCGTGGCCGCAGACCCGCTACCCGTACCGCCCGTACCGGGAGACCTACGACCGTCAAGATGGCGCTCCGTGGCCCGTCACGCCCGACGCCGTGTTCCCGATGTCCACCGACAAGGACAACGTGCCGAACGGAATCCAGATTCGCTCCCGTACAGGTACGGGGGAGAACATTGACTACTGAACAGGTGATCCGTGGACTACAACTATGACGGGACGTGCGTGCGAGTGATCGACGGCGACACGGTGGTGCTGCGCCTCGCCAAGACCTTCACGCAGGACGTGGACTTCGGCTTCTACGTCCGCGACACCATGAGCCTCACCAAGACGGCGGAAGTCACGTTCCGTCTGAACGGGATCAACGCCCCGGAGATTGAGGGGGCGCAGAAGCCTCGTGGGCTCGTGTCCAAGGCGGCGCTGGAGGCCCTCATCGTCGGGAAGGCACTACAAGTAGTGTCACACAAGACCGACAAGTACGGTCGGTGGCTCGCGGACATCTACCTCCCCGGCGATACCGTGTCTGTCAGCCAGAAGATGATCGCGGGTGGGTTCGCCCTGCCGTGGGACGGCAACGGGGCGAAGCCCGTCTAGTCGTTCGACGGCGGGGGCAACGTCCGGTAGGTGAACCGCACGGCGGGCAGGGTCTTGCGCCCTTCCCGCAACGCCCGCGCCACACGGTGGTAGCCGTCCATCAGCCATCCGGCTGGGTGGAGGATGATGGGATACGAGAGGTCGGCGTCGATCACCCGCTCCATCTCGGTTATGACCCTCGGGTGCGAGTCATCCCGACAGTGACGTAACCACCCGTAGGAGAGGGTGACTTCTTCAAGGGTGTCGAGCTCGACCTCGGTCACGGGGAGGCCCTTCGACGCTTCCCACAGGCGGGGCACTACCCAGCTTTCGCGGCAACCATCGGGAGTCGCCCATGAACAGGTGTGCTCCTCGGACATCATTCCCAGTTCTTGGGGCCGTTGAAGGACATCAGCACCTCGCCCTCGGGCGTGCGCTTGAAGACCTTGACCTTGACGCCCAGCCCTCGGGCTAGCTGGTTCGCGGTGATGAGGTTGCTCACCGAGTGGATGAACGTCCCGCTGTAGGTGCGGAG